TACTACCTTGTTGACGCTATGGAATCAGGTGGGTACATCACCTACGAGGACGGAGAGATAACGGCACACGAAATCCATATCTCGCCAAATGTGCAGTAAAAACATAGTTTTGGCAGATTATACAACACAAAATATGGCAAAGAGACTAACCAAACAAGAGAAGTGGAACAAGGCAAGTGAAGACCTCATCAACAAGATGTTTGAGATTGCTGGCCACAACGTAACCTATGACGACATCAAGGGACGAACAGATGATTGGTACACAGACTGGACTATGACCGTTGCTCAGGCAGAGCAGTGGAAAGAGTGGGGTATGGAGTACCTACAAAAGAATATGAAGTTCACGAAGCACTACGCTGAGCTTGAGATGAGAATGTTTAATGTAATGTATGGACTTAAATACAGTGATTGGTATGGAACCGAAGAACAAACGCCTACTACTTGAGCAATACAAGAAGGCACAATACAACCGCAACGTATGCCTATACAGCCGCCGAGACACGGAGGCTAAGTATTGGGAGGGATACGTCAATGCACTCAGTCTAATCTTAGAAACACAACAATGAGCGATTCAAGTGTAGAACTAAAGCTCGTGAAGCTACTAATCATTATGCAGGTTCACCTTGAACTGCTTGATGAATTGCAGACAACACCGCTATATCGTCACAATATCAAACGAGCAGTTAATAACCTTATTAAGGACCTCGAGGCACAGCTTCACATACTATACAAGAATATGAAGACTGACAACGACATTGAGGACGCATACAATGCGGTTAAGCACGGAGTGGAAGTACTTTTGGCGGCAGATACAGATACGCTATACAACATAGGATATCGACCAACCAACAACGCAACCAAAGAATGAAACCATCTGACCACCTCGCGTACTTCGCAGAACACCCGATAATTAAAAACAAAAACAATAAAAAGAAGAAAATGGACAGCATCATTGACTTAGAGATGAAGGTCGTAGAGTGGGCACACCGCCGAGACCTAGTGAAGCCTGAGAACGCCAATCGGCAAATGCTCAAGGTGATGGAGGAAGTAGGTGAGCTCGCATCTGCAATTGCAAAAAACAAAGAGGCGGAGACAATCGATGCTATCGGTGATGTACTCGTCACTATCATCATCCTGTCGGCTCAGCTAGAACTCAGTCCGTGGGAGTGTTTAGAGCAAGCCTACGGAGAGATTGCCAATCGTAAAGGTCAAACAATTAACGGAGTATTCGTAAAGGAATGAAGACACCAATGCAAATGATTGAGGATAAACTCAACGAATCAGATGGACGAGAGTTCTATCGTTGGGCTGTAATCAATCTACCTATGCTCATAAAGAGAGAGAAGATGTTTATCAATGTAGAGAAGAATCGATTATCAAAGAATAACGATGAGAAAGTCGTAATCAGCGGTAATTATTCTAGAACAATTTGCATTTCTGATAAATAATTTATATTTTTGTTCAAGTAATTCAATTCAAACCTATGTCTAATTACAAATTCAAGACAACCAACATAAAGGGTAAGGACTACGTTGAGGTTAACCAACGCGTGCTTTACTTCCGTAACGAACCTAAGTTCGAAGGTTGGACAATCGAGAACGAGCTCGTCGTAATCGACAGCGACACTTGCATCGTCAAGTCAACCATCAAGGATACGGCAATGCGTGTCGTCGCAAGCGCCCACGCTCAGGAGGACCGCACATCCTCTATGATTAACAAGACATCGTATGTAGAGAACTGCGAAACGTCGGCCGTGGGTCGTGCTCTCGCAATGCTTGGCATCGGTATCGAGACTTCAATCGCATCGTCAAACGAGGTCGCTATGGCAATCGCTAAGCAGGACGCTCCCGCATCCGAGACGCAGAAAGTTGAAATTCCTAACAACGATGTGTTTCAGTCAGCGATTGACTTTATGAAGAAGGACGGAACAGCCGCTGGCCTCGAGAAGATTATTGCCAAGTATGGCTCTAAGTTCTCTGACGGGCAGAAAAATGCTCTGTCTAAGTTCGTTAAGAAGTAATGGAAATCCAGCTTCTTGACGGAAGTACTTGGCATCGTAGCGACTTGCTCTCTGCGATGGCCGATGACGACTTCTACTATGGGTACTTGGGGAAGGCAGTTCTGTCTTCCTCGAGTCTCAAGAAGATTAACGACTCACCACGTGAGTACGCACGCTACTTGAAGTATGGAGAGGAAGGCGACACGACGGCTCTTGTCGCAGGCAACCTTATACATACTCTCTTGTTAGAGCCACACCTCCAAGACAACTTCATACCTGTGGAATGTTCCAATAAGAACACGAACATATGGAAACAAGCAGTTGCCGATAACGAGGGTACGGGCAAGAAGTTGCTTCTTCAGAAGGACTTCGATAATTGCCACTATGTAGTTGATGCACTGCTCAAGAACAAGATTGTTCAGGGTGCACTCATCGACGCTGATTACGAACTTCCTGAGATTGGTCTACTCTACGGCGTGCCGTTTCGAGCTAAGGCTGATATCAAGAAGAGGGGTCAAAAGTATATCTATGACCTTAAGACAACATCAAACATCGATGACTTTTACCACAGCGCACGCAAGTATGGTTATGCCGCACAAGCATACATCTACTGCACTCTGTTTGATGTTCCGTTTGAGAACTTTAAGTTTATCGTTGTAGATAAGAATAAGAAAGACATCGGCGTTTTTTCCGTGTCGGAGACTTTCTTTATGTTAGGCAAGCGGTTGGTAGAGCAAGGTGTATCTGATTACATCAAGTTCTTTATTGACGGTGAGGACCTAAACCAATATGTGATTTACGGAGAACTTTAATTCAATTAGTTATGTCAGACAAGACAAAACCCAACTACTTCGGTAGCACTTGGTACAACGAGTACAAAGGAGAATTCAATGGTTACACTCTCTACCTAACTGCGGCCGAGCTTCAAGAGGCTGCTCGTTACATCAACGAGGAAAGCGGTAAGGTTAAGATTTTAATCAAGCAAGGTCGCGACCCCAAGAAGCCTTACAGCGTTATCGAGTCTCCTCAGGAGACCGCAATGCGCCGTCAGAACGCTCAGGCGGCTTCCAACGCTAAACCTACTCCATCACTGAACGACTTGCCGTTCTAAATGGAAAAGGCAATCGCGGCACTGCTGTGCTTCGAGTGGGGGCTCGGATTCTTAGAGTCCGGCCCCCTTTTCTTTAAGCACACAACGAGAAACGACGGCCCAACTCAGACTCAGATAATCTTCGCTAAGATTAGCGACGGTAAGTTTGAGCTAGATGTCAAGCCTGTAGAATATGTAGCTAAGCACTCCGTGGTTGTCATCCCCGAAAAGAACGGCAACAACGTGGTTCTTGTTGATTCATCCAAGCTGTATGCGGCATTAGACGGATTCTTTGTCGATGCCTCAGCTCTTGGTGAAATGATTATGTGGAAAACCGAAATGAGATTTAGCGATGCATCCGATTTATTTTCTAGAGATAGAGGTGTCCTTCAAGAAGGGGAAGCTCAATCAGAGTCGTAAGGAGTGGGCAGTGTCAAAGCACGACACTCCATCAGGCATTATGATGCACGACAACAAAACAATCGATAGCCTTCGTGAACGACTGTTCGGTAACAACTACAAGGGTGACAAATCGCTTGTCATCACTAAAGTATTAGAAAAAAAGATAGTAGGCTATGCCGAGAATAAATAACGAAGAAGAAGCCCTAGATATCATTAGGGTTCTTACTGATGACTTTGGGGTTAGTAAGACTGCTCTTTCCAAAGGGTTACATATAAGTAGAGTGTCTCTAAATAATGTAATCAATGGGAAGACAATCGTAACCAAGAAGTTCATCATCCGACTGAACAACCACATTGACAAACTCAAAACAGCAATTAACTATGAATGAATTTATCTACTGGGACGACCCGGGCGATAGCCAAGATGTCGTTGATAATCAAACAGAGAAGAACAACCTTGTAGCTGTCTACGGTACACTCAAGATTGGTAAAGGCAACCATAGCCTTCTAAGTAGCTCCATCTATATGGGGACTGCTCGAACCAAAGACCTAATGCGTCTATGTGTCGTATCTCTCCCATACTTAGTTAGAGGTGAGTCTGAGGAAGGCAAGAATGTACTTGTTGAACTGTACTATGTTGACGACAGCACTTTAGCATCTCTTGACCGACTTGAGGGACATCCTGTTCACTACAAGCGTGAGATGATGAAGTTTACACCTGAAGAGTCAATCTTCTCTAACGAAGTAGAGGCTTGGGTGTATATGGTTGACGAACGCTACGATAATAAAAAATACTACGATGAATTCTAGAGACAAGATTATTCAAGAGACAACAAGGGTAGAGAATCTACTACTTCGTAAGAACGCATCATACGGAGACAGCGCACTGAAGCCTGCCAACGTATTTGCTAAAGGCTCCGCAGTGGAGAACCTTTGCTCACGTATCGACGATAAGTTGATGCGTATCAAAAACAAGGGAATCAACGTAAACACTACGGATACGATTGATGACCTAATCGGCTATCTAATTTTATTAAATATCGCACTTAAAGATGCTGAACCCACAAATTCTACAGAGACAGGTAACGATGTTCAGGAGCGTGACAACTCCGACGGAACCGTTCCTAGTGACAGTCGAGAAAGTTATTGGGCGAATCCAGTCCCCCCCGCCAAGTACACTTGGCCTGATATCGAAGATTAGGGAGGGAAAATCCAATAAGCAACTCAAGCAGGAGCTCCCAGTCATTCTATGGTCTGGGATTTTTTCTGCCAGAAGCGACAGCTCCATTGAGGAGCACTCTGGACTGTTCGTAATAGACATCGATGGGCTAGACAACCCTGAAGAGCTTAAGTCAACGCTTGCTCACGATGACTATACGTTAATCTGTTTCACGTCTCCTAGTGGTAACGGACTAAAGGTTGTAGTTCAGATTAGCAATCCTGAGCGACACAGAGACCACTACAGAGCTTTTGTCAAGTACTATGACAATCAGTACGGACTAACTGTTGATTCGACAAGCATTAACGAGTCTCGTGCGTGCTACGAGTCATATGACCCAGACATTATCTACAAGCCAAGCGCTAAGGTCTTCGGCGCTATGCTCAGTGAGCAGGCCGAAAGGCAGGAGGTCAAGGTAAGCGATGCTCCGTTCACTGATTACGAGCAGTTGAATATCGCAGCTCGTATGATTAGGAAGGCGGACGACGGAGAGAAGCATCAGACGCTACTTCGAGCTTCACGGCTGTGCGGTGGATTTATATCTGCCGGACGGATGGAGGATTCAGAGGTTCGCCGTGTACTACTTAGAGAGATAGAGAAGCGAGACATCGATTCCGTTGACAACGCCAAGAAAACGATTGACGACGGGATAGAGCAGGGTAAGCTTATGCCTATCAAGGAGATGATGGAGGAGAAGAACAAGGCCGAGCGTGAGATGAAAATCAACGACGGCGATATGTCCTTCATATCATCAGACGATGAAGACTTTAGGTGGATTAACGACTTCGCTGAAGGTCGCATCAAGATGGGATTGGATACTGGCGTTGATATTCTCGACGAACACTTTCGATTCAAGAAGAACTTCACAGTCATCAACGGTCACTCAAACATTGGTAAGACTACATTCGCTACATATCTTCAGACCGCATCGTCTATGCGGCACGGATGGAAGTGGCTTATGTATACCAGTGAGAACAAGACCGCATCACAGAAGATGAAGATTATGGCATTCGCTATGGGTAAGCCAGTGAACGAGATGTCTTACTCTGAGAGAGTTGAAGCATTCAATTGGGTTAATAAGCACTACACGTTTATCGACAACAAGTCTGTCTATTCTTTCTCAGACATACTTCTGTTCGCTGAGAAGGTAAAGCGTAACCAAGACCTAGACGGAATCTTTATCGACCCATACAACGCACTGCGTAGGGACATTGGTTTCGGTAGTAAGCTTGGTGTTCACGAGCACGACTATGAGGCTATGAGTGAAATGCTTACATTCTCTAACGCTAACAATGTGGCACTGTGGCTTAACGCTCACGCAGTCACTGAGGCTCAGCGTATGAAGGGTGATGACGGATTGCCTATCGCTCCGTTTGCTGAGCAGACTGAGGGTGGCGGTAAGTTCGTTAACAGGGCCGATGACTTCCTTACGTTTCACAGGAAGATTCAGCACCCTGAGCGAGATATGAGACGAACAGTTGAGTTGCACGTTCGTAAGGTTCGTGAGACTGAGACTGGAGGCTCTCCTACTCCGTTGGATTCCCCTGTACTGTTTGAAATGTCATCTAATGGCGCTACGTTTTACCACAAGACATCTGCGAGTAAAATGTTTACACCGCTATGTGAACGACAGATTCAGACTACGATTATTCAACCAAGTAGTGTAGACGAGGCGTTCTAATGGTACATTTGGTAATGCCACGAAAGAAAACAGGCGCCGTAAGGAGTAAGAAGAAGACCGTTGATGGGATAACTTTCGAGTCTATGCTCGAAGCTTATTGCTATGCTTCGCTTCAACTTAAGGGATTAGATTTTAAATATGAAGGCGAATCGATAACGCTTCTTCCCTCCTTTAGGTCTGTTGATACATACTATAAGTCAGTGCCTAAGACGAAATCACTGGTCGCATACGGGGGTAAGACTCAGCGACCGATTACGTATAAGCCTGACTTCGTATCACACACCCATAAGTTTTACATTGAGACGAAAGGGTTTGTGCCATCACAGCACACGTTCACCGTTAGGTGGAAGCTGTTTCTTAAGTGGTTAAATGATAACGGCAAGTCAGACTATAAGATTTTCTTAGTTAAGAATCAATCTCAAGTCGATGAAGCCATAAACATTATACTGAATGGATAATAAGAAACTATCTCAGCTATACTTTATGTTCTGCGAGCGTATGCACGTCGAAACTACAAATCTGTACGAGTCGTTGCACGACTATGCAGGTGACGCAGTTGAGCGAGAGGACTTGGTCCGACACTTGTGTTCTAACTTCACCCTAAGGATGAGGTCGGAAATTGACGGAATTAAGTCTTCTTGCAAGGAGTTCAACGAATGAATCACTCCGGAAAAATAGGAGAGGAGCTTTGGGCGGACTATATGTCTTCTAAGGGTTACTTAATAATAACAGCGCCTAACGGTCCGTTCTACGACTGGGATATTAAAGCAACCAAAGAAGATAAGGTCGTTACGTTCGAAGTTAAGTACGATGAGAAAGCTTACTGGTGGGCTAAGCGCCGAGGTAAGCCTTCAGAGCCGAACTTATACATAGAATTCAAGAACACAAACAAAGGAGCCGACAGTGGGATACTAGCCTCTAAAGCTGACTACTACATATACATTATGAAGGAGGACAGCAATAGGGCCTACGTTTTTGACAGAGTGTCTCTATGCAATTTGTGCATAACGTCAAACTTTAAGGTTGTCGGAAACTCCTCCACTGGAGACGACAATGCTGAAGGATGGATACCACCATTAAGCGAAGTAGTGGCTGATGAAAAAGTTTTCATAAAGTCTATTTTGTTAAGTGATTTTTGATTAGCGAACCATATATTCGCAATCCGATTTGGGCCGCCTTGTGTGGCCCATTTTTGTCTAACATAAAAACCAGAGGCTATGCTATTTGATGAACGCATCCCCTACAAACCATTCGAATATCCAATCTATTACACCGAGGGCTGGCTCAAGCAAGCACAAGCGTTCTGGCTCCACACGGAGATTTCTATGCAGAACGACGTGAAGGACTTCAGAGAGAACCTGAGTGATAGTGAACGCAATCTCGTGGGAAATATCCTATTGGGTTTCGCTCAGACCGAGACAGCAGTTGGCGACTATTGGACTAGTATGGTGACTAAGTGGTTCCCCAAACACGAGATTAAGCAGATGGCTATGATGTTCGGCTCACAGGAGACAATCCACGCCGCAGCATACAGCTACCTGAACGAAACACTCGGTCTTGAGGACTTTGAAGCGTTCCTTCACGAGCCTTCAACTGCCGCTCGCTTTGAGAATCTCGTCAACACTAAGGCAGGATACGACCACCACATCCTTAAGATTAGCCCAAAAGCTCGTCAGGATGTAGCTCGTTCCATTGCCGTGTTCTCTGCGTTCGCTGAAGGTGTAGCCCTGTACTCTTCGTTCGCTGTACTATACTCGTTCCAAATGCGTAATCTCCTCAAGGGAATAGGTCAACAGATGAAATGGTCAGTTCGCGACGAGTCTCTGCACTCTAAGATGGGCTGTGCACTGTTCAACCACCTATGTGAGGAGCATCCAGAAATTCGCGTTGCTGTACGTAAGCAAATCGAAGATGCGGCTCGCGTAGCCGTAGATATGGAGATTAACTTCATTGATAAGATGTTCGAGATGGGAGACCTTGAGAATCTGAAATCGGACGACCTTAAGGAGTTCATCAAGAAAAGAGCTAACGAAAAGTTGCAAGAGTTGGGATACGAAAGTATCTTTGAGTATGACAACGCTAAGGCTTCAGAGCTTGATTGGTTCTATCACCTCACTGGTGGTCACACTCATACTGACTTCTTTGCTATCCGTCCTACTGACTACTCAAAGGCCAACGAAGGCGAAGACTTTGAGGATATTTGGTAAAAATTAAATTTATGACAAACAATGAAATTGCGGCCATCGTTTTCAACGAGGTCAAGAACGAGTACGGAGTTACTGCGTTCCAACTGTATAGTAAGACAAGACTTCTCCATATCCGCGAGTCTCGTCAGGTGTTTTCACATCTTATGCGTAAACATACTGATATGACGCTACTGGAAATAGGTAAGCTCATCAATAGAGACCACTCAACTGTAATACATTCTTGCAAGGTAGTGGACTCTGACATCTCATCTAACCAGAAGTTTCGTAAGCGATACGACAGAATTAATAACAACGTAACTGATAAAATCTATGTCTAAGAATTTTGCTGAACACCTAGGTTGGGAAATCGGTGTAGACTTCCCAGATTGGGGTAACACGGAGGAGTACGTAAAGACTATATCTCGTGGTTACTTAATCAACAACGAGAAGCCTCGTGATGCCTACTGGCGTGTCGCTAATGCGGCAGCTAATCGACTTAATCGTGCTGATTTAGCTCCTAAGTTCTTTGAGTACATCTGGAACAACTGGCTCGGTTTGGCCACCCCTGTGTTAGCTAATATGGGGACAGACCGTGGACTGCCAATCTCTTGTTTCGGTGTCGATGTGGGTGACAGCATCCACGACATCGGTATGAAGAATCTCGAGACTATGCTGCTTGCAAAGCACGGTGGAGGTGTGGGTATTGGAGTTAATATGCTGCGTGCGGCAGGCTCTCCTATCTCCAATAGCAACGGCACAACTGATGGTGTAGTTCCATTCTGTAAGATTTACGATTCTACAATTCTTGCTACATCGCAAGGCAACGTGCGTCGTGGTGCGGCATCAGTTAACCTAAACATTGAGCACGGAGACTTCTGGGAGTGGATTGAAATCCGAGAGCCAAAAGGTGACGTGAACCGTCAATGTCTAAACCTGCATCAGTGTGTTGTTGTGTCCGATAAGTTTATGCGTAAGCTTCAAGACGGAGACGACGAGGCACGCCGACGATGGTCTAAGGTCATCCAGAAGCGTAAGGCTACAGGTGAGCCATACATTATGTATCGTGGCAACGTAAACAAGCAGAACCCAGAGATGTACAAGCACAACGGGCTGAAGGTCTTTATGACTAACATCTGCTCTGAGATTACGTTGTACACTGACGAATCACATAGTTTCGTTTGCTGTCTATCTTCACTCAACCTCGCTAAGTACGATGAGTGGAAGGACACTGACGTAGTATACTATTCCACGTTCTTCTTGGACGGTGTGTTAGAGGAGTTCATCCAGAAAGCCAAGAATATGAAGGGCTTCGAAAATTCGGTTCGCTCCGCTGAAAAGGGACGGGCACTTGGTCTGGGCGTACTCGGATGGCATACTTACTTGCAGCAACGTGGAATCCCATTCGAAGGATTGCAGTCTCAGATTGAGACACGCAGAATCTTCTCGCACATTAAGATGGAGTCTGAGCGTGCTAGCCGTGATATGGCCAAGCTGTTCGGGGAGCCATTATGGTGTCGTGGATTCGGTATGCGTAACACGCACCTTCGAGCTATCGCCCCAACTGTTTCTAATTCTAAGCTTAGCGGAAACGTGAGCGCAGGAATCGAACCGTGGGCTGCTAACGTATTCACCGAGCAATCCGCTAAGGGTACATTCATTCGTAAGAACCCAACACTTGAGAGGGTACTTCGTCGAGTTGGAATCAACAACAAGGAGACTTGGGACCAGATTCTAGCCGATGGTGGTTCAGTTCAGAACATCAGTGGACTCGACGGTTGGTTTTATCAGAAGGGTAAGCTTGTGTCTCAAGAGGACCTAGACCCTATGATTGACAGCGTAACTGTTAAGGATGTGTACAAGACGTTCAAGGAAATCAATCAGTTGGACCTAGTGTATCAAGCTGGCATTCGTCAGCAGTACATCGACCAGTCTGTGTCGTTGAACTTAGCATTCCCAACAGAGGCTACACCAAAGTGGATTAACCAAGTCCATATGGAGGCGTGGAATCAAGGAATCAAGACCTTGTACTATATGCGTACAGAGTCAGTTCTTCGTGGAGATATTGCAGTGCAAGCTATGAATCCTGACTGTTTGAGTTGCGATGGCTAGACCTTGTAGTAATCACGCTCGTGAACTGGATTGGGCCGAAGAAGAGGAGGCGCTAAATAAGCGTATCGACATCATCGGTCAGAACGGAAACACTGGGGAACACTACCCTGAGTACGAGCAGTACGATAAATAGTGGGCTAATTGAATGTTCATAAGCTTCGGATGTCTTCGAAGTAATGGGCTATCCTCCCTCGTAGGGCAACACTGTTTCAATTTAAGCCCATAAAGAGTATTTACAGTTAAGGATAGCAAAGACTGACCACTCGGAAAGACGAGTATGTCCCCATAGCTCAACTGGACAGAGCAACGCACTTCTAATGCGTAGGTTGCAGGTTCGACTCCTGCTGGGGATACTATTGCGTATGTCGACTACGCTTACTATCTTTGTAAACAACTGTAGAATAGTTGATTATGAAGACGTGCAATAAGTGTAAGCAAGAACGACGCAATGAGTTCTTCGCTTGGAAGAACAAAGAAGAAGGCTTACGCCACTCTACCTGCAAATTCTGCTACGCGGAGTTCTCTCGTCAGTGGAGAAAGAAGCGCAAGCAAGAGTTTGAAGAAGAGGTGAACTCACCTACCTTTTGGGAGCGAGTTGTCTCTTTCATTACAGGTTCCTAAGCAATTGTAGCGACACTCAGTAGGTCTTACTGAGCAGTACCGAATAGGCCCCTCATAGTGGGGCTCTTCGTGTTTGGGCCTAACCCTGCCCACGACTCAACTTCTTGTATAACTTAGAAGATTTGAGTTGTGAGTTTTTAGTTTTGGCGTGTACTCCGGGACGCTTTCTCTTTGGCTTTGCTTGGAATACAGCAGCAGTTTGCGCTTTTAGTTTTGCCATCTATTTGGTGAATCTGTATATGAACATCATTATAACAAGCGCTGAAGCTAAGAACACAAGTAAATAATTCTTTACTTTGTCCGCCATACCAACGCTCTTCTCGACAAACTGAGGAGGGCAGTCTACCTGCACCTCTCTTGGGACTTCAATTTCCTTGACTTTCGTTTTAACGATAATCTTGTCTTGGAACTTCGTGATTACGACACGAACAGTATCGTTGTCTATTACCGATGAATCTCCTGCCTCTGGGACGCTTACTGTGTCAACCAGATATACTGGTGGAGTCACAATCGTATCCCATATCGTAACAACCGTGGGCTTCAAAATCGAAGGGTCTTTCTGGACCGCTTTCTTTAGATGCCATCCTGCTGAGCATCCACTGAGCAAAAGGACTGATAGACAAATCAAACATAACTTATTGAACATAAGCAAATTTACGAATTTTACTTCTTTCTTAATCTGTCGTACTCGTACTTGAACTTAGCAGAGAAACTGTATCCAGACTCTTGATAGATTTGTTTTCTAAGGTCTAGTAGCTCATCATCGCTCATATCTCCGTAAAGCAAGTAAACTTTTTTCGCTCTAGCTTCTTCATCTTTTGAGTATATAATCTCATTAGTATTTTGAGACGCTGAACGCTTCTTAGCAGCAGTTAAGAACGAATCTCTATAGTACATTGCATCAACAACATTAGACTTCTTAACTTCTTCCACTTGAAGCTTAGCCTTATTAAGGATAGCTTTTTTATCAGCTTCAGTTTCAGCTTTAATGTAATCCAGACCAAGTTCCTGAGCTGAGTCTCTAATTTTCATACGCTTACTTCCTGACTCTTGGTCGATACGCATAAGGTCTTCCTTTTGATTGTATACCTTCCAGTCTGGGTTTGTCTCACCCCATAGGGATTTACTTACCGACATTCCATTTTTTCCAAGAGCAGCTACGACTTTAGATGCGGCTGACTTGCTTTCTGCGGCAGACATATCATTGTCGAGTGGCACAACTGATGTAATAATATCTAGCAGTCCGTATGTAGCACCAACAACTAACGACGAGCTTGGGCTAGTTATAACTTTCTCAACTGACGCCTTAAGTCGAGCAGGTGATACACCGCTCTTCTCTCCAGTGGTTAACTCTTGAAGCTCCCCAGTAACCTTTCCGATAACTTTGTAGAATCTCTCTACATTGGGGTCATTGATGCCCTCGTCCATAGGTAGAATCTCGTTGAAGTCCATAGTGACAGCACGGTCCCTGAATAGGTCGTAGTTGGTTAGATAGGTCAGCGCCATACTGATAGATGGGACTGATGATGTAATCTCAGACAGTGATGCTCCAGTAGGCATAGCACTCTTAACAGAGTTTAACGCATAACCAAGCAAGTCATCAGACGGAGAATACTTATCGTTACCCGTAATAGATGCAAGAGCATAACCATTCATAATGTCCATCAGTGCGAAGAATGGGACCATCTGTTGTGGCTTAGCAATCTTTATGTATGCCCTTCTCTCTTTGCCCTTCTCGTCAGTGTACTTGGTTGGAAGCATAATAATGAAGTAGCGAAGCTTAACTTCATCTGGAATTTCATCCATATCGTCATCACCTACGAGAGCATTAACCATAGCAAGTATCATCATACCAGCCTGAGCCTGCAAGAACTTAGAAGCAAACTTTTTTGGGTTGGCTCTAATGTAGTCAGCAGATACTCTGAAGCCTTGGAAGGCAGAGTTGATGTATGGCTTGAATACCTCAAGTCCCTTAGTAAGGTTACCTCCTTGAGCGAAGTCAATGATAGAACGAGCTTTGTTTACTGCCTTAGCCTTGATTAGTTCTAGGTCGTCACCAGTAGGCTCCTGACCGTACTTGCTTTCAAACTCAGCTGCTGCGTCGTCTCTGAATTTCTTGTATACAGCTACACGGAATCCAACTTCGGAAATCTCACCTATACTAGACAGTCTGTCTACGAACTTATCCAGCTTGCCCTTGTCTGCTCGGAGTGAACCCGGACGGCCATCAGTTGATAGGAAGTCCATACCGCCACCCATCTCCATATATTCTTGGAAGTACTTGTCGTCAGCCTTAAACGACTTAACTCCCTTAAGGAAATCCCTCATAAGGTTGTACGAACCAAAGTAGATATTCTGATTATCGTAAACATCAGTGAAGAACAAGATGTGTCCGAAGTCACGAGGTAAGTTCCTCACAATGAACAATGGGTTGGCACGTGTAGCCAATAGCTTCAACAGTGCAGAACCAGTGATGTAACTGATTGCCTTAGTTGTCTTAGGTCCAAACTCTAAGAGTCTGTTGGCTCCATCCCACTCACGCTTAAGGTCAGTACGAAGCTGGAACTTGGACTGCGCGCCATTCTCGTAGAAATATACAGTCTCAAAACCAGTTGACGCATCACCGCTAGGGTCTTGCGGTTTCACCCACTCCCTATTTGTGTTATCTAGGGCAGCCTTAAACAACGCCTTATTTGCTCGGTTCTTTAGGATTCTAGACGATGCTGAGGCAGCGTATGCAGCAAGCAAGAATCTAGAGTCCATAATCGTATCGTCAGCACTACCTTCTCTGATGGCCTTAACTTGGTCTCCACTCAATCCGTAATCACGTACTGATACATCGTTATCACCGAAGTCAAATGCGTGGTTCAGGAACACACGTGGAGAGTAGTCAAAGTCTTTAATCTTGTCGTACAACTCTTTAGTGATGAGACCATTCTTGTATACGTCGTCAAGGATGCTTCTAAACTCAGCGAAGTATGCATCAGCACGCTTGTTAAGCTCCTCGAAGTTTGCAACTTCTCTAGATAGTCTGCTAAGTTCTGCAATCGCTCCCTCTTTGTCGATGTATGAATTGTTCTTTCTATCCTGAGTGTGGCGAGGACGATTCGTTTCAGCAAGCAAACCTTGAAGTCTCTCGAATTCAGCAGTTGCTTTCTCGAGTTCAGCCTTAAGCTTATTCTTCTTCTCTACGTTTACGTTGCTAGCTAGCGATGCCACTCTAGATGAGGCATAGTCCATATCGACCTTAGCCTGAGCCAACTGCTCGGTAATACTAGCTCTCCTGTCGTCAAACGACTGGTCAACCTCGATTACACGACGAAGGAATACAATCTTATTGAGAGCCTTAACGGCATCCTCAGATAGTCCTCCGAAAATCTTTCTATCGGCTTTGTTTACAGAATACTTTGCACGAGCACTTGCTCCAGCCTTGTTCACAAGAAAATCATAGGCTCCGTCAACTCTTGCGTTCAGAAGCTCACGCTTGATGTTAGACTGCCTATCAAACAGTGCATTGCGAAGCTTTCTTACATTGAATACGCTCTTGTACCAAGGCTCTTCGTAAACCCTGTCCTCGAACTGCTTGTAGATGTTGTCAATGTTTGCGGCAGCAACTCTCTTGGGTCCCATACTGCCGTCCAAGAAGTCATTGTATACTTCTCTAGCTGAGTAGTCAGATACTCCGAGCTGAGACATTAGGTTAACAAACTCATCCTCAGAGATGCGAGGCACGAGTCTTCCATTAGTATAATCAGATACACTCTTTAGGTAATCGTACTCGTTGCCTCCAGCTTGCAGGCGGCTCATACCTTTCTGCATAGCCTCTGGAGTAATCGTGAATCCGAAGTTGCGAAGAGTCTCTACTACCTTTTTGAATGTTTCTGGACTCCAAGCGTTCAAGTAGTGAATCTTGTGGACTCTATCTACCTTATATCCATCGTCAGTAAACAGTTTTGCATCCTCGCTACCTTTCTTCTTGGTGTGGTCAGCGAATCGAACCTCAAATGTTCTAGCAATCTCCTTGTCTGCGTCTCCACCTTTAAACTTTAAGTATCTACCAGAGCTTGCGTCTGAGTCATTCTTTACTACATCAGTGTACTCGAGCAAGAAGCGCATATTCTTCTTTGGCTCGTTCTGTAGCGAGTTATAGATTGCGTTAAACGCATTGAAGGAGTTAAGGTTAGACTTGTCTACAAGCTGATATTTCTCCTTAAGCTTGGCTTTGTTGCTTATTTTTTCTTCGGCTTCGGAAAGAAGTCGATGTAGGTTTTCCCAAGATTTTCCTTTGTAGCGTTGCGAATTCCGTGCTTCGCCAATAATTCGTCCATAGTCAGACTCTTGGATGAATCTGACGTCGGCTTGTTGGGTTGTGAGTTCTGCATCTTTAGTTAGATTGTTTTCTTTTACGAAGTTAAAGAACTTGCTTATGTTTTCCAAGTATTCATCAAGAGAAAGTCCCCAAGATTCTATTTGAGTATTCCAAGCGAATGATATTCTGTTCTTTCCTGACTCGATGGTGTACGAGAATCCAGCGTTGAGACCCATCTCGTCAATCTTGTCGAGTAGTGACTTCTGAGCCTTAGTCTCAAGGTTGATTTCAGTGAGAAGACCAGTTCCTTTCTCGTCTACTCTTGAGATGAGTGCTGAGTTTTGAATCTCTTTAGCCAATGCCCCGTTAAGTGCCGCAATCAGTTCAGCATCATCCATAGAGATAGAAGCTTCAATTCGACTTGAAGTCTCTACGGTAACTCTACCTGTTTCGAAGTTTCTGTATCCACCGATGTTATCGTACTGCTTGATTGTCTCAGCGAGGTTAGGGTCGAAAGCATCTACGATTCTAGTCTGCTCTTTCTTTAGGGCCACGTATGCTTCATCACTCTTAAATGCGGCCTTAGCTTCATCTACGTTTGTAATCTTAGTCTCAACATATGGCGCGGCACTGATTGAGAACGCCCTAAGGCTGTTAGCAACCTTAGCTTTACGTCTAACCTCAGTAATGGCTTGAGCTTGCTCTTCTTTGGTTCTAGTACTCTTTTTAGACTTAGCAGAACTCACATACATAGAGCCAGCAACAGATGTGGCAACAGACGTAGGGCTACCCGAGGCAGAAACAAACTGTTGCTCTGAAAATATCTTATCTACGTAATATTTACCATCAAGTAAGAATGGGTCCTCACCGTGGAACTTACTGTTGAACTGCGGGTGTACGAATTTACCATCCTTACTCTTAGACAGGTATTCTTGTGCGCCCATATACGGGTCATTCACAAAGAACCCACTCAATGAGTACCCACTGTCTCCGTCACCCTTAAGGTTGTCAACGATATTCTTATCTAAGTACTCGCTAAAGAACGCCTTATTATTGAATCCAGCTCTAAGTAGTGCATTTCTAGCAGCTGCGCCCGGACCAGATACCGCCTGTACTCCCGGGATGAAATTCTCAAGGAAATCACGACGAGTCTTGAAGTCCATCTTATCGTTTGAAGAAACCAAGCGCTGTAGCGCATCGTGTCCTTCTTTAGTCGTGAAGTCACTGCTTTGAACAGCTTCAGAAAGCATTCTAATCTTTTTGATTGTAGCTTGTCTGATGGCCTTGTTTTTCTCGTAATCGCTTTTGCCTTCCTTGCTGGCGATGTTCTTCTCAAGCTTGGCCACTTCCTTCTCAACGAAGTCGTTAAGCGAGCTCTTGAATTCTGACTGAGAAATATCTCCAGACTCAATAGCCTTAGAGATTCCATCAGCAAAGAACTTAGCCCCGTATGCGTTACCAAAGGCAGCACCCGGAGATTGAATCATAACGAATACAGATACTGGCTTTCCAACGTGTTCTGGATTAGAAGCATCTCGCTCTTCGGCTACACGCTTGATAAGGTCACCGAGCTCAGTAACCTTGTTATCCGCCGATGCAGCGAAGCCAATTTTATCGTCAATGTTCTGCTTGATAAATGAGTATCCAAAACCTCCGTAAACATCTTGACCGTCAGCCGCGTGACGGATGGCTGTTCCGTCTGAGTTGATGATTACGAATGCACCGCCTGAACGCTCAAGGACAGAGTCCATAGATAGTTTGTCTTTAACATCGACAACCTCTACGTTCTTAGGCATTTCATCATTGAACGAGATATCTACAGGCGTGAACTGCTGCTTCTTATTTGTGGGTCCTCCATCGTATACGCCTCGTGCTATTACAGAGCCGAGCTCTAGGTCTTCCACGTTAACTGCTACACCACCGCCAAGCGAGTTAGAGATTGAACGCATAGCATCAATCAGTTGGGCGCTAGTGGGGGCTACATTGAACTTAGTGCCGAGAAACTTATTGATTATCTCAAGGAACTTAGTGGCGAGCGAGCGCTTAACCTCAATGTCAATCTGATTTGACGCAATGAGTGATGACAGCTCAGTAACAAACTCATCGTCTAGTTCTGCCTCAGAAGCACCCATAGCTTGATACTTCTCAATGAAGTTACCCATATACTGGGTAAGCGCCTTGTCTTTGAGTATAGCACTACGAAGCGTCTTAGCTAACTTCTTGGTCCCTTCTACTCCGAGTATATCTGGTGCTACTTCGTGGACTGCTTCGTGGTAAACAGTGTTTGAAGCGATGGCTGGTACGAACAAGTGAATCTCGCTAATGCCACCTTCTTCTTTGACGTGCATACCTCTAGCAAGCACGTTGTCTCCAGATGCCTTCTTAAATGACTCAGCGTTAGTATGGGATACTACACGTACATCTCTACCAGACTTGGACAGTGAATCAATCACGTTCTGGATAGACTGAACGCCAGACAGAACGTCCTGCTTGGTTGTACCAGATAATGCGAAGAAGTCGTCTGCCTTTTCGTTTACGTAGTTAGACAGCCAGTCAATAGCATTGCCAGCAGTTGATTGGTTAATCTTGAGGCTACGAACCTTAGGACCTAACTCCTGCTCAACTGCTTGCGTTACTTCTTGAGGTGTTTGAAGAACTCCACCTGCCTGAGTCGTTTGAGCGCCTGCTCCTTCGATAGGTTGGGCTTGCTGAGTGGCTTGCCCTGCTTGGATAGGACTTGATACTTGTTGTTGCGCTTGGCTATCATACTTCTGTTCGATTTTGGCTTTCTCTGCTAGAGCATTCTTAATGTCCGAAACTAACTGAGCCTTAGCCTCAGAGCTAGTGAGCTTACTGTAGTTCTTCATCCCATTAGAGATGGTCTGGTCAAGTTTTATTGTTTTCGTAAGGTCCTCTGCCGAGTAGTTAGAATAGAATGCCTCTGCATCCTGCTGCATTTTCTTTTCTTTTTTCCTAAACTCTTCCAGCCTCGGCTCTAGCAACTTCTTTTCTTCTACAGATACACTAGGGTCATTTTTGATATTTTGGATTTCTTGAATCTTATTACGAACCTCAACTCTGTCGCCAAATATTGGGGTACGAAGCATTGCAGATGGACCTTTGGTTGCTACATATTGAAGACCGCCGACTCCACCACCCATAGCCGCACCAACGAATACAGACTCAGCAATATTCATATAGTCAACCTTGTCTCCAGCAAGTACTTTCTGTAATACTTCTTGAGTTACACCAACAATACCTTCTTCAAGTCCCTCCTCTAAAGGCTGTCTAGCTATCTGTGGTAATTTACCGAACAGCATATCACCAAACTCTTTCTTTGGCATTTTAGCCACGTCTTCAGCTGTGCCAAAGATTGCACGAACTGCTTTAATATCAGATGCAAACAGTTTCTCAGTTGCATACTCAGCAAGACCTACTCCTGTAGCGTATATTACCTTCTCTATGTCATTATACCTGTCGTCATTTACTACCTCGTTAAACGCGCTACCTGAAGAAATAACACCAAGTGCGGCGGGGCCAGCTATAACTCCAGCAGCTAGATTCATACTCTGGTCAAGCATATCCATACCAAGCAGAGTGAGGTCCCCCTCAAGAGCCATACCTAATGAGCCCTTCTCTATCTGTTCATCTGTGTATCCAAGATTAAATCTAGATGCATACGTTTGTATCGATACAAGTTTAGCTGCATCTGTACTTGCTCTCTGAAAAATGTTTCCTTCCAAGAACTTATCTGCATCAGCGCCGACTAAGTAGTATGGAACTCTAGCTGCCATATCTACAAATCCAGTAACTCCCGAAATAAGAGAGTTGAATCCTCTACTTAGGAAACTACTTTCTTCAGCGATTTTCTTCTGCTCTTTAGCAAACAGTTCGATTTGAGACTTCATATCTGCATCTATAGAAGACACAGCAGCTGGGTTTATTGAACCGTTTTCATTGAATAGAGACGTGGGAGCGAGATTATCCTCATCCAACTCCTTATATGCTACGTATGTTTTTTCAAGCTCTGGACGTATCTTTTCAAAGTCTTCAGCTGTTTTGACTGATGACAACTTCATTGCCAATTCAGTACCAGCTTCTGCTCTTTGAGTTGTAAGCCAGTCTCGTCTTACGTTTTTAGTTTCCTCCTTTGGGTCTTGAGCTCCCTGAAAACCAACACCTTGAGCCTGACGGAATCCAGTAGGGCCCCAAGTTACTTGCTGACCAAGTTGATTAGTTTTCTGAGAATCCGAAGAAGAAGGCCCTTGAGCCTGCGTGGATTGTGATTCCGAACCGGAAGGTCTTTTTTTTTTACTGCCGTAGAAGTTAGCCGCTAACGCAATATCGTCGTCGGCGTAACCATTCTTTTTCATTGCGGCAGAGACCTCGTCAATTGACTTCCCACTGGCGTAGGCCTTCTCAAGAATTGCCTTAAGTTCTTCGTTCATAGCATTGTATATCTGCGATATGCAAATATACTAAACTATTCCACGCCGAGGTCGCCCTTCAGGCCAGACGAGTTTGGAACTGCAATGTTAGAAGCAATAGACCTCATATTGTCATACATACCTCTAGATATCAACTCAGACTCAATCCCACGCCTTTGCTCACCATTTATCGTTCCAGTATATGACTCCTTCTTTGTTTCGGCCATATCTAATGGTCCAGTCGCTTTTATGATTTTGTAACTAACTATTGTTCCATTGGGCGCAATAGATAAATCAGTTAAATACAAATCGTCTTCTCCTGTTATTTTTATAGGATTATTAGATAAAGCGAAGGTCGCAGCCTTTCTCTGCTTGCCAGTTATCTTGTCGGTAACTGTCTCAATCTTTGACGTTCTAATTACCCCAGCAACCTCGAGCTCTGCTTTTGTAGGCTTGGATTTTCCGCCACCGCCGCCGCCGCCTCCAGTGACCTGAGCAGATGGACGCTGAGACTTAATGGCCTCTGAGTATGTTTTCTCAAAATCCTGAAGTGCGGCCTCCATAAATGCGGGCTCTTCTTTCATTCTGCGCTCGATTTCGGCAGCATCAGCGAATCCCAATCTATTCTTGTCAAGGTTGTTAGTTTGTGCATACCAACGAGTAGCAATCATACGCTTGATTTCTGGGTCGGACTCATAGCGCATTTTGAGTTGTGCTACGCCCTTCTCTACGGCAACATTCTCGTTATATGTAGTGCCATTGGCACCATCAATACGGACACCAGCTAACGTGTAGATATTCTTGGCGTCTTGCTGTGCTACTGCTACTGGGTCGACAAACTTGATGTTCGGGTCAACTTTGTCTAGGGAGAACGAGTTGTATGGGTTCTGCTCTTGCTTAAAATAAACTGATTGAGACAATGGAACCATAGCCCCGTCTGGCTCCTTAACCATAACGATACCGTTCTCAATCTTAGTCTCCATACGTCCGCTAGTAAATTCAGAATACTTCTGCTTAGCAATATCTGGTGTATCTAAGTATCCCACACCCTTAGATGCGTTCATTCTGTTAATCTCATCTGTGGCAGTTGCTGACACACTAAGACCTATTCCTAAGGCTTGATTAAACTGAGCTCTGGTTGCCTCCATCTTGGCCTTAGCTTCCTGAGAGCCACTCGTCTCAAATTCAATGGCAGACTCCTTCCAAGCGTTGTACGATGCTTGTGTAGCATCCTTGTACTTACCAGCAAGCTTGTATTGGTTCTCGACGAACTGTTTGTCAATACCCATAGCCTCCGTCAACTTCTGCCGCTTCTCTGCCTCCTGCTTACGCTTCTCGGCAGCTTGGGCTTCCATTGCGGCTCCTTGAGCCGCCCATTCGGGTACTTTGAATACTGTAGTGCTTAGAGCCATTACTTCTCGAACTTCTTAATTAAACTCTTCACGTATGCGTGAAGTTTCTCTTTATCTCCTGCGCTTGTAAACTTCTTGATGTTAGACATCTGAGTAGGGTTGAAGATGTATTCTCCACCAGTCATCTCGCCAATCTTGGCTCCGTCCTTCATAATATCGATAGGATTCTCTTTGTGAGAGAACTTACCCGGGGTCTTCTCAATCTTTCCGCCTTTAGCATTGATAGGGGTTGAAGGGGTTGGAGTGGTTTTGTCACCACCTAATTTAGCACCAGCTAATGACATACCAGCACTACCTAGCGCACTAATGCCTCCAGCGATGTTTTGCACAGCCGCCTCCTTAGCAGCTTGAGCGAAGCCAAGCTCCTGCTGGTATCTTCCCTCTTTGCGACCCATAGTTGCTTCCTGAGCGCCAGCAAGCTGAGATAGCGCTGCGGTTTGACGCTGCTGTTGCATATCAGCCATACTCTGCTGCTGTTGAGCCGCACCCTCAGTAAGGGCTCCGAGACCGCCAAGCAGTGCACGCCCACCTGCCGCGCCAAGAGCTTGAGTTCCACCAGCTAGAGCACGATTCACGTTCTCCATCTGACGGTTCATAATGTTTTGGTCGTAAGACTCTTTGTAAGCCTTAAAGTATTCAGATGGAGTGTCGAGTGATGGTGCCGACGCTTTAACTCGCTCTAGCTCTTTATTGGCCTTTTTGTTTGCGGCAATACCGTAAATCATTTGGCCAATACCAGCAGCACCCTGAAGGGCTGCCCCAGCGATGGCGGCTCCACCGACTGCGTAAATCTTCTTATTTGACTTCTTGGACTTCATAATACAAAGATACCTATTAGTTAACTAATTCGTTGTGAAGCATCGAGCGGTTGAATACCGCGTTGAATGCGTAAGTTTCGACTGCCGAAGACAGTCCATTTGTGAATGTGAACACCGCGTAAGGGCCACGCATCTTATCTCCATCAACAGCGGAGTTGGACGTTACGGCAATTATTTGACCCACCGACACAGTACTAGTACCTAAAACAGTCATCGTGTTTCTAGATGTTACTTGTGATATAGTTAAGTCAGTGTTTGCAAAAACTCCACCAGAAACAACTTTGACAGCTCCATTCAGAGGGAACGGTAGATTGGCGATGTTATTCTGCATAGTGAACGTGAATCCACCAGTGATTGCATTAACTGCCGTTACAACCCCGAGAGGGACTATGTTCGAAGTAGATGATGTAGCAGTTGGGATAGATGAATAGTACATACCCTCACGCTTGTCCATACTAGATATAGTAACAGTTGATTGGTCTCTTGTCTCAACAGAGAACGACCAAGGCTGATTGCCCTCTACACTAACTGCTTCGAAAGTCTTAACCATAGAGTTGTTCTGTGCTGATACAACCTTCAACATACTGGCAGTGAATACTCCGTAGAACGTGTTTCTAGTTGACGCATCAGTGTGCTCCCAAGCCGCTCCATTCTTGAAGGTAATCATTACGTTGTCAACGTAAACTCCAGACTCAGGCGTGAATGAGTATCTAGTTCTCCATACTCCGGACTTAGTATCGAATGCGATTGTTTCATCGGTGTATGAACCACCACCAAGTCTTTTCTGGAATGATAGGATGTATTCGGAACGCTCTGGGTCAAATACAGCAACAAACTTAAAGTTTGAATCACCGAGCTTAACAGCACTTCCAAATTTACCCTGAATGTATGTGTCAACACCCTCTTCGCTAATCGGAGTGATTCCGTCGGGACCGAGTCTAATCACTTTACCAGTGTTAGCATCGGCGAAGTAAACTCTACCAAAGTTGTTTACTACAGACTCTGGGTGCTTCCCAACTCCATAATCTCCAGCGTAGAAGCTTTGGCTTCCGATGAAGTTGGTTGATACGGTAACTCCTGCACCTCCACTGATGTACTCGATGAGGTTTCTGTTGATTGGTGCAACTGAACACTTACGTTCCTGAAGAATAGTAATTGAGTCTCCTCCATCTACGATGTACTGAATAGCCCCGTATACTGGTGAGAAGTCAACAAAGTTTGCCTGACTAAGATTGAATGATGATAGTGACAACACCTGCGAGTCAAGAACGTAAGGTTCTGAGTACGTAATAGTTGCCTTCCTATATACCTGTCCAGCAGTTGGGGCAGGTGCATTCGGTCGACCTACACTGGTGAACTTAGAGTCAGCGTAATCCGTGATTGAGTTATCCTCCACGAACGTATCCTCGAAAACGGTTGTAATCAGAGGAGTAGATGAGTAGTTGGTTACTACATTCATCTTACGCAATCGGTAGTATGCATCACCGTTAAACGTCTCAATTACAGCGTCAGATAGATTCGTAATGTTGGCGAGCGAATAGCTTCCGTTAGGTGGAACCTCAACGCCAATAAGCCCTACCCTGTTAGCGTCCGTAACTGAGAATATAGTACTAGTACCAGAACGCTTAACGGTAGACACTCTAACCTCGTATGAGGTTGGTATACCTAGAATTGTTGTGCTAATAACTAGTGCATCACCAGCCTTGATGTCAAGATTGGTTGTGGCAAATCCGTTGGATACAGAAATGTTAGAAGGTCCAGAGGTCCACGTGTAAGAGTAGTCTCTCTCTCCCTTGTGTCTGTATGTTCCGGAAGCATTAACCACATCATAAACCTCAGAAATCTCTCTGTAGATGTTTACATCAGTCTGCTTGATTGGTCTGTAGATTTCAATCTCAGTGTTCTTATTCCAAAGGTCGGTGTCAGCGATTACCTCTGTCTTAGTAAATCCAGATGCGTCAGGGTTCTCTCTAAGCTTCAGGAACCATCCGATTCTTCTGTCGGCTGGAGTAATTGATGAAGACACTGGAGAATCAGTTGCATCGAAGTACTCATATCCAAGCACATCAAAAGTATAATCGATATACACTGGGTCTCCGTTGGGTAGAGTTCCGTTCTCGTATTTGACTAGACGAACTTTATCCCCCTCGGCGAACACATACTCAACCTTAGCATTCTTAGCGTCAATGTATGAGTAAGTCTTACCCTCAAGGGTACTCATAGACACGTATATAGTGTCATCTTTATCGTTGGCAAACGCCTCACCTACGGTGTACTGAAGTGAGTAGTTGTACGAAGTAAACGGAGAGTATACAAGTTGCCACTTAGAGGCCCACGATGGAGCGTTATGCTTTACTCTGAACTGAAACGAAGTAGGACCTCTTCCGTCGGTGTTTCTCTCTGAGTACCACGATACGTCCTTTGCACCTATCTCGTTAACTGCTCCACTTCTGTTGAACTTGTCATAGTAAACCACACCGAACTTGTGAGTCTGACCAGACTTAAATGAACGATTAGATGCAGTATAGTTCTGTCTAGAGTTGTAGTTCTTGTACGTTCTAAAACCTATGAACTGAGTTGAGTATGAGTTGGCTAATAGAGTAGGATTCAGAGTGATAGACAGAAACTCTGAAGAGTCCATAGGGGCCCCAGTAGATGAGTCGAATCCGCTAGTACTCTCGAGTGATACAGCCACAATCTTAACCAAGAACGAAATCTGAGTTGAGCCGTAGTTTACTGCATCGAGGGAGATGTTTACAGTGGCAGTTCCTTTGAAGTTGTGAGTCCACCCAGAAGGTTGAAGTGTAGCCTGAGCTTCGGTGATTGGGATAACATAGTTACCCGAGATGTTGCTGATGAATCTTGCGTAAACGTCTGGGCTACCGCTGGTAAGGCTATCGTACGCAGGCAGCGTGAACTGCTTGGAGATATTCAGTGCAATCTCACCAAGAGTTAGGTCAGTAGTTGCCTCAGTGGCAGTAAAGTCGATGGCGCCAGAGCTTCCGGGAAGTATCGACACATTCGCATACACCTGAAAGTCTAGAATTACTTGGCTGTCGAACGAAGTGCTATCGATAGTGTCTCCAGCGACTAGGTTGAACTTAGAGGTTATTACACTTCCGGACGGGTTGTAGTACTTTATAGACCCGGTCGTGGGGTTTACACTGATGTACTTACTCTGACCTTCTGGATTGTTAATCTCAGTAATCGAGACATTAGTAGATACTCCGTTGTAGAACTCAGTATATCCACCGAACATCAATCTGTTACCGGAGATAGCCTGTGCGTTCGCCTTCTGAGGTACGTTGTCGTACATCTTGTTCTGCTCAATCGATGAGATGTATGAGCGAAGTTTACTGTTGGTGAACGTAATTACTGACGTAGTTGAAGCTCTGTTGTTTGCGATTTCATCTGCAACAAAGAACCCAAGAGTGTCAGCTGACTTTGCAAGCAGTCTAATCTTAGATACATCCGCACGGCTATGCTTAACTGTTACGTTGATTGCGTTGAACAAATCCTTAGCCGATTCAGTGATGTAGCCATCCAGCAACTGATATACGTTCACTCCAATCTCGCTGTAAGGAGACAGGGCAGATACTTCACCGTCTTCGTAGACATATTGGTAAGCGAACTGGAAGTACTCGTCATAGACGAAGTTGTCTTGGTTAGCTACGTTGGTGAACGATAACGTCGGAGAGTCTAATGGGGGCTGCTTAGCGGTCGTGATGCAGACAAGCTTCTCGTCATCCGTGTAGTTGTATCCTCCAGATAACTTGTATGGGTATCCAGTACCGAGCAGTGCCTTAGTTACATTTATCTTCTTAGGGTCTGTTACTCCGTCAGTGAAGTAAGCTAGTGTGTCTCCATTCTCCTTTACGATGAAGTCGAACTTAACGAAGCTAGAGGCAGTGAAACCGAGTACTGAATCACGGTAAACAAGCTTGAGCTGGTTGGACTGAGTAGAGTAGTGATAGATGCTGTGGCTTCCGGCTGAATTGTAAACAGCGAATAGAATCTCACTCTTCTCTACGTTGAGGCCAGAACCTACCACGAGGTGAGTACCAGAGATTGGTAACTCTGAACCGCTAGCGAATGGAATCTGAGAATTGCCACGACTGTTCTTGAGAACGTCAGCATTGCCCTCGTCGTTGTCGCCAACGTGTACGTTGATTGCATCAATCATCTCGACTGACTTCACAACCAAGAAGTCGTCGTCCTTGTTTAGGTAACGAGGGGTTAGCTTATCTATTGGCATCGGCCTTAGTATTTAGGTGACTGCTTGAAATTCTTACGAATGGTCTTAAGTGCCTCGTCTTTGTTGAAGCTCTTAAGTCTAGCGTTGGCTAGTCTTCTTTCGTTGTAGTATTCTTGTCTTGCACGTGCTTTCTCTCCGAGTGGCACGGTGTTTTTGCGCTCCACCAACCGATAGTAGATGTATGAGCGCAGGGCAGGCTCTGCATAGATGTGTACTGATGGATTCGAGCTTCTAGCTTCGTCAGCTACGTACTCGATTACAACGAAGTCGATGTTATCACCGACTGACAACTCGATTCTGTTCTGTTCGTTGTTAACTCTGTACTCGCCATTATAGTGTCCACCACCAAGTCCGTAAACGGCCCCGTATGAGTTATCGTACAGGAAGTTTCTAAAGATGTATTGGTCGTACCCCTTAACTGATTGAGTCAGTTCAATGGTACCCTTGTCATCTACCCTATCGTACACACCGTCTCCGTCAGTGTCAATGGGGTTGCCATTCGCATCATTTACGTAGACCTGCGAGTAGTTGATGTTCTTATTGTGACCGAAGATGTACACTAGGCCATCGCTTCCGACGTATCCAATCTTAACGATGTCAACGTAATCATCTGGGAGGTTAACAGTTCGGAGCGCAGAGTTTACTGGCAGCTTGATACTCTTAACGATTTTAAGCATATCAAACCCAAATTCACGCAAACCACGCAGAGCTAGGTTACGCACGAGGGTATCGGTAGCATCAGAGGCGAAATCGTCCTGTCCTACAGTTAAGATGAAGTCATTAACTACTTCGTCGATGGTGATTAGATTCCTAGCCATTACTGCTTAGCTTGTTCAGATGATGCGTAAGTAAACATATCGGTGTCCTTAATGTTGATTCCAATCATCTTGGCTAGTTCCATTACTAACTGCGGAGTGTAGTGCTCCGGAAGCTCGAAGTCAACACTAGTAGATGCACTGAACACCTCTTTGTTGTCCACGACAGTGTAGCCAAATCTAGGGGTGAGTGCAGTCCTTGCTCCACTAATCGGACTAAGTCCCTCCGGTTGCTTGTAGTACTTAAGCTTAACCTTCTTGATGCTGGTAGGATATACCGTGATATCCTCAGACACTACAGCCACTGGATTATTCTCAGTAGGTCTAGACAGAGTGCTTCTGAAGATATATTCAGCCTTTAGCTCGTCATAGATGAGGTCAATTGGCGTTGAGGTCGTCTGACCTAAGATGAACGTACCAAACGTCTTCAGAGAGATGATACGAGCCAAATCAGCTGGCTTATCGAACACTCCGTCAGCTTGACTAATTGTTGCTTCCTTAGAGAAGAACGATAAGTCCTCCCTCAACTGCTTGCTTAGTGCAAGGTCGCGATGCCCGTCGATGCCTCTGCTTTTAGCAGTTGCTGACAGCGAATTCTTAGAGAATAGACTGTTGAACACGTTCTGCTGAGCCAACGCGGCGAACGCATTGAAGGTTGACGGAGTGACGAACCCTCGCTCGTCTTTGTTCGCCAAATCCTTCAAAGTAGAATATACTGTGTAGACGCTAGCCATTATACGATGTTTATGTGCAAATATACCAATAAAAAAGGGGCCACTCTCGTAGCCCCCATACTATCAAGCAGTTAAGACATTAGCCCAAGCGCTCGAGTCTGTTTAAGACTTCATCGTAAATCGGTGCGCCCTTCTCTGTCATACAGTAGCGGGTGAGCACGTCAGTCGGCTCCTGACCAGCAGGTGCAGTAATGATAAGACGGTTGGTGTCAAACCAGTAGATTCCGTCTGGACGCTCACGAAGGATTTGGAAGTCGATAGCTTGGCGAATAGCTGAGCGAATCTTAACCATCGGATTGTCAAACATCTCAATGAACGCTTTGGGGTTAACCTTGGCCTCAGTTAGAAGCTCACGGCGAATCTCCTGATTGCGCTGCTCGATGTTAATACCTAAGTATATAGCAACAGGAAGCAGTTCATCAATGCTCTTATCTCTAACTAGTGAGATAGCATCGTGAAGCAAGAACTCCTTGTCGAGGTCATCTTCTGCCTTCTTGCTGGTGTCAACCGCAAAGAATACGTTGCCTCCGTTTGACTTATTGTCTGGGTGTGCATCCAAGTAATCCTGAAGATTAGGCTTGTTTGCTGGAACTGCTAAATATCCATCACGGAAGACAATGTGGTCACGCATTGCGTTGATTGATTGTGCATCCACATAGATAGACGGCTCATTCGGGCAGTAGCGGATAGCACGAACTGTGTCCTTCTCTGAGTCGTAGATTGTGATGTTGTTTTGGTTCAGCTTGAACCAGATGCCTCCTCCAGTTACAACGGAGTAGACCTTTTGTTTTCTGCCCTCATTTTGTTTCTCTAACTGACGCTTAGGACGGTATGAGGTTGCAGCGGGTGCAGGTACTGCGGTGATGTTTTCTGGTGCTTCGAGGATAGCTTCCTCTCGGCGAATTGCTGGACGTGCCATATTGAATAGAATTAAAGCATTAAAAAGAAAGGGCTAGGGGGGCCCGAAGACCCCCCGTCCCTTAACCTATTGATTAGGCCTTCTTGAGAAGCACGTGGCGGTTAGCGCCGCGAGTTACAAGAGCGATTTCAGACAGGTAGTTGAACTGAACCAAGTCTTTGGTGTCGTTCGAAGCTCCCATAAATGAGCCAGTCAACCAGTGGTGCATCTCACGGCTAACACCGTTAGTTGCCTTGTAGTTGATTTCCAATGAAGGATTGCGGTCGCCCGACTTGGGGTCAACTACAGTCGCCATAGGAATAGCAACACCAGCGAAGTTAGCTTCAGCCAACAAAGTGGGGTCGTTCAGAAGCTTCCAATCGTGCTTGTGGAAGGTGTAACCACCACGGCCGAATGATTTGAAGCCAAGCTTGATAGCCATATCAGCACTGTTATTGAATGCTCCGAATTGCGTAGCAACACCAGCAGTCAATGAGTTACCTACACCCTTGGCGACTAAGTCGTCAATCAATAGGTCTTGCGTGCGGTCAACGTACAGAGCGTACTCGGGAGAAGCACCCTGCTTGTCAAGCTCCTTGATGATGAGGTCAAGGTCAGACAACTCAGTGATGTAACCATTGGTAACCAAACCACGATTCTCGATAGCGGCGAAGTAACCTTCAGAACCTTCTACAGATACGTTAGCGGTGTTAGTAACCTTCTGGCCCAACAACATCATCATCTCACGCTTGTCGAGGAAGCGCTGACGAGTGTCGGCCTCACCCTTCATAAACCAACGGTAATCACCATTGCCGAGGTCAATCCATCCGAGGTTGGTAGCCTGTGAGCCGGTCACCTTGAAGATTTCCTTAACAATCATATATGGGTTAGTGCGCTTAACCACGTTAGACTCGAGGTACTCGGTCGGTTGGTCAGTGCCCTGTCCGTACAGGTTACCGATGATAGGAAGCTCGTACGTGCCAATAGCGATAACTGACAGGTTAGCATCTTCCAAGTTAGCAACAGTGAAGCTGGTAGTTCCAGTGATAGCGGTAACGATAGCACGCTCCTTGCCACCAAGCAGAACAACGTCGTTCAAGCGAACAACAACAGGCTGAGAACCGAAGGCAATAACCATCGTCTTTCCAGCAGTCGTAGCAGCAGCAAGAACTACTTTCTGGTTTTGGTGCAGGCGAACTTCTTCCCACCACTGAACTTGGTCAGCAGTTCCTGCGCTTTTAACAGCTCCTACCATCTGGAGGAAGCCAGTGATGCCTTGTGCACCGAAAGCCTTTACAAGGGCGTCGCGGTTGTCGGGCTTGTTAACCTCGTTGAAGTAGTCACCAAGAGCGACGTACTTAGCAGGGTCAAGACGCTTTACAGCGTTTGCTCCAGAGAAAAAAGTTCCCTGAGTAGCAGAAGTCATATTTGCCATTTTAGTATATGTTAGGCGTTAGACGTTAAAATCGAAATCGCATCATTGAGTCAGACTCTCCGATGATTTGGCGAAGCTGCTCCTCTACATTGTTACCCGACTGTACGTTTCCTACGTTAGGTGTATTCACCTTCACGTTTGCGGCAGTCTCTACAACCTTGCGCTGTCCATCGCTCATACCTTGCTGATAAACAGCCTTGACAATTTCGTCAATGTTATCAACTACAGTACGATGCATATTGAACATCTCGTGGTTCCAGCTTCCGTCGCGGTCGACATACTGGTCAAAGTAACTCTCTAGATTAGCGTTTTTAGATTTGAGTGTCTCACGATACTTGTCGCCAAGTCCGAAGGTAAATGTCTTCTCGCCCGGAAGCTCGAAATCAATACCGTCAAGAGCGTCAGCTTCTTGCATCATAGTAGATACCCACTGCTCGTCAACAAACGATTCGACTTGCGGCTCTTGCCCAGCAGTCCTTTCGACTGGCTTGAGGTAGTTGCTGCGTAGCCCATCAATCTGCTTTCTAGCGTTACCTGCGTCAATCTTTAGCTGAAGGGTCGCCATCTTCTGCTCCTTCTCATCTAGGAATTCGCTGTCAGTCTTGTACTTCGCCGATACAAGCATTTCAACTTCATCCCGTGACAAGTCTGGAAAGTCGTTCTGCATCTGGAGCTTCACTACTGATAAGTCGTCCATTTCAGACGGATTCAGTGACTGGTATAAGAACCAATCTTGTGGGTCGCGGCCAGTTTCTTGAACAAACTTCAGAATAGGCTCAAGCCTCTCATCGATTGTCGCTGGTTGTTCTAAACGTGCGAGGATGCTATCCAAGTCAAGACCTACCTGCTCCTGCAAGTAAGAATTGACGAACTGGTTAACCTCCTCGTCCGTGAGTTCGTCGGTGGTTGATTCGTCAGAATCTCCCGTGTCTTGCTGACGATATACGTACCTACTGTCATCAGTTGGTTCTGAGTCGTCGGTAGCGACGGGCTCAGTTGGTTCTGATGGTTCGGTAACGCTTTGGTCAGCGGTAGAACCTTCGTTGCTGTCATCGGTAGCAACGTCACCGTTTGTGTTATCGGGCTCGACAATTGTCGGCTCGATTGGTTGTTGGTCCTGAGAAGGCTCAGCGGGTTGGTCAACAATGTTGAGACCCATATCCCTCACAAGGTCCTCAAGGCTTGAAATACCATCGGCCATAATAAGTTGAATTAAAGTTCGTTACAAAATTATCGAGACTATCTCACGCTAAAGTTTGCATATGTGAAAACTTATTCGTATATTTGACTCAACAATTAAATCTAATGAATATGAAAAACGCTCTTTTAACCGTCCTAGTAGCCCTATCTACTTCTGTTTTTGCTCAAGAAGCACCTACTGTGTTTCAAGGTGAAACATTTGAAAGATTAAGCGATAATCTTATTGTTTTCACAGAGAATGACGGCCGCATCTACTCAAAAATATCAGAATGCGAAGTGATTGAAACCAAAAAGTTTAAAAGACATCACTTAGTAGCTGAAACTCGAGTTATTGGTGGAGTAACTGTTGTAACGGTGATTGACACAAAAACTGGAGGCAATCCACTAGTCTTTAAATACTCTCACTACGTGGGTGAAAAAAAGAAAGGGGCTTAGGCCCCTTTTTTATTTACATTACTTTCTTAATCGTCTTTGGCTTGATTGCCGCATACTTCCCGTGGTATTCTTCGGTTGATGCTGGTGTCTGAGTTTTACCCATTCCTCCAACAGCTTCTTGCTTAGCAGCCTTTAGGTTCGCTGCAATCTTTGCTTTCTGACGATATTCCTCGGTAGCTTGACCACTAGTGGCTCTCATATTTGGTTTACCTCCAGATGCTACAGCAACTTTATTAGCTTCTTTTGTAGCCGCCACTTCTTTAGCGTACATTTCTTTTCTTCGTTGAGCTTTAACTTCTGCCTCAACTCTAGGTCCTTTGCCGCCTTCGGCGTATTTTCTTGCTTTCATCGTTAGAAACTTTGTACAAATATAGAAATCAATCAGTTACCACTTCACGCGGTCAGCCCAGTAGGCTGCACTCATCTTACCCTTAGCGATGTTCTTAGCGTGACGTGCCTTAAAGCTAGCACGCTTCTTAGCTCTAGCAGCAGTAGGATTACTCTCGGTTACGGTATCAGCACCCTTCTCTCCGAAACGGATGAGCTTAGTCTTATTCCCGTCCTTAGCTAATACGATGTGAGACTTCTTAGGATGTGAAGGCGTTGCCTTTGCCTTATTGACGCCAGCAAGGCTGTGCTTCTTAATTAGGCTCTTTACTCTATTGTCCATTACTTACGCATTTTAAGCGCTTGATTTTCTCGCTCAAGGAAGTCAACCTTGACACGAAGCGAGTGAACTTCAGCAGTTAGGTCTAATACTTTTTGACGTAGCTCGTCTTTCTCGTCTGCGGCTCTTGCTAGCAATTCCTCTAGGTTTCTTACTCGGTTCTTAAGGTCGTCACGGTACAGATGAGTGTCGCTATTGAACATCTCTTCTTTGCGCTCCTCAGCACGCATCTTCATCTTGTTGGTGTAAAACTGAAATGCCGCACCAGAGCCTAGTACGGTTACGATAGTGATTGCGATATTAGCAAAGTCCATTACTTAGTGCTGTATTTCTTTTTGAGTTCTTCAAGGTGTTTCTGGTTCTCCACACGGATGATGTTCCAAGCAGAGAAGATAAGTACTAGTACCCAACCCATATTAGAGCCGTGTAGCATTCCTTCCATAAAGTAATTTAGAACAGTTGCTACAGCAACCAAGAACGCAATCTTTACAGCTAGCAGTCGAACCTTAAGGTCTCCGCTCCAAAGAACAGCATAGCCCTGATAAACTCCGCAGGCCATTGAGAAGAAGCACAGACTCGGTGAAGAGAACATCTCCGTCCATAGGGCAACAGGTAAGATGAACGTGTGAAGAACAGACGTAAACACTTCATTTGGCTCGCTGTCGCTGTACTTGAATATGCTTACGACTCTCTTTAGACCTTTCTCTTCCATCACGTCTGCTATGTGCATTTGTTATTTTTTAGCGAATTTTTCGATTGCTGTTCCGAAGAACATAGCGATTGTGATGTATTCCACTGCTTCGACAAGCTCCTTGCTCGGTGCAATGTCTTTCGGACTGAAGCTGTTTGCCACAAGTGTACCGAACAGAACGATAGCCCCAAGAATCCCAATGACTCTTTTTGAGGACACCTCATCGCCAACACCCATAAGCTTAGTCATCCACTCCTTCATAGCACAAAAATAAGCCAAAAAGAAAAGCCCCGTAAGGGGCTCTCTATCAGTAAGTTGTGGGAGAATTACTTTACAACTTTCAGCTCTGGGGTAGCCTCTTGCTCTGAAACGGTGAACTCACCAGTCTCAAGGTTCAAGGTTCCGTGGCCGTGTTCGGCAGCGAGTTCCTGCATCAAAGCTTGAATCTCCTCACCGCTGGCACGCAGTTCGGTGACGAGGGTCTCCTGACGTGCTGCGAGGTCTTTCTCGCTTACGTACAGAGCGCCAAGCTCCATTTGGATTTGCTGTTGTTTAGCACGCACTTCACGTGCCTTCGTAAGTTGGTCTTCAGAAATCTGAGCCATAGTAAATGAAATTAGAGTTAGTGATTAAAATCTAGCAGTCTACAGCGTCCTCGTATCCAGCTTGAGCCTTAAGGTGGCTGTAGGCTTGAACGAGGATGTCGGCAGCTTCAGCTTCAAGGCTAGGCTCGAAGTTGAAGTGGGTGCGGTAGATGGGCTCTGCGTGTGCTTCACGGGTAACTTCCGATGCGTAGGTAGCTACTTCGAAGTGGCAGAAGTTCTTCTTAACCCAAGCTTCTACTGGAGCGACAGCTACAGGAGGTACAGGGTTTCCTTCCTCATCAACTGCGGGTGCAGTAGGGGTAGGGTAAGTGTAAGTCTTTTGGTCGGTAGACTCGTACGTAAGACGGGTTACCTTGTGGTAGGCATCGGAGAAAGTGATTCCGAACTTATCTACAGTTGCGATTACAGCCATTGTGATTACTAATTAGTTGGACAAATATACGAAAAGATTAACATCCACGAACAGCTGTTATCTTGCCAGCACTATCAATCTCATAGACTGATGAACCAGACTTCCACCAAAGTCCACCTCCGTCAAACGAAGAAGACAGCGTGTTATCAACGTAAAGCGTTACGTTTACCGCTAGTGAAGTAGATGATGAGTACAGAGTGATTGCGTCATATGCTGAGGAACAAGCTTCGGCCCAGTCTCCGTATCCTTGCTGTCCGTCTCCCGCCAAGAACGTGTAAGCTGTCGCTGCGGAGAATCCATAGAACTCACTCATAGCGTCAGGAGAAGACTTACTAGCCAGAGAGGATAGGGTACGCAGTGAACTGTTCGCCTGCGCTTGCCCTAGCTCTACCCTGATGTCGTTGATACTTATAGCTCCACTACTTTGTAAGGCCATTGAGCTGAGCTTTAAGTTCTTCAATCTGTTCTTGCTGCTCCTTCATACCTTCAATCAAGAGACCGATGAGCTTCTCGTAGCGTACTGCAAGGTAACCCGTGTCGTTAGTCCTAACGGCGGATGGCATAACGCCTAACACCTGCTGTGCTATGATACCAGTGTCGTGTCCTTCGTGTCCGTGTGCCTCCTTATGCTCTGGCTTCCAGTCAAACTCTACTCCGGTTAGTGACTTCACTTTATCAAGTGCGTTCGCTATGGGGGTGATGTTTTCTTTTAGTCGCTCATCTGATGAGGAGTACGCTACGATATCGTTGGATGCGTCAATACGTCCTGCGGTCGCTGATGGCGCTATGTTGACACCTAGTGCCACTGCGTTTACTAATACCTTCTTGTTGAGGTTGATTTGGTCAACAGCACCTGCTGCGATAACGAGCTGGTTAGAAGAGTTCGTGAACATTGCACTAACTGATGAACCGCTAGTGTTATGAATGCGATAGCCCTTGGTATTATCAGAGTGATTGTTTACCAGTATAGTCGGAGCAGTCGTGGTATTAAATGTTACGTTATCCGAAGTGCGAACGTATTGGTTCATATTCGGTGCGTAATCATTTAAGTTTTCTGTGCTCCAGAAGGTATATGGTCCAACAAAAGTTCCACCCTGTAGCCTTGAATACTGAGGAGCACCCCAGAACGGCATAATGATGGTCTGATTGTAGTATGTAGCACCATCGCCGTGGTTTGAGATAAAGTATCCAGCCCAGCCACTCTGACCAGCAAATGTTCCTGACGATTGGTAATAGGTCATATTACCACTGCCATAGCCTACAATGTCAAGTGCTGATGAGCGACTAGACGAGCTAGAGCTTCCAGCACTAGTAGCATAGTTAACCGATTGGCTTCCAATGTTTCCAGAGTGAATTACTGTACGCTCAGTACCGCCACCAGTTGAATTGGCTGAAATGTACATCTCACCACCGTACCATCTAAACTGCCAGCCAGCATTATTATTGTGAAACCCTACCTCGTTGCCATTTGCCATTACAACAACATTGCTTCCAGTAAATCGGATTCCGTGCCACCCATCTTTAGAACCAGTCACTTGAAGCGAACCGTATGAACCAGCATTCGGTTGAAGATGAACACCAACAGCCCCATCTAGATATAATGAACCCACATAATCAACAGAACCTCCATTCATATGAAGACTCTTGCTGCCTCTTGAGCGTATATATGACCCTTCCGTCATATACCAGCCTCCGCCCCAACCGAATCCTATTTCTTCGTCGGTAAGGAATGTGGATGTACCACGTCCAATTACAATAGCATCGTTATTGTTTGTGAGCTGTATAGAGCCATTGATGAACACACGGTTGTTCGTTGTTGTTCCGTGAACAACACTACCATTGTCGTTTACGGTATGCTCAGTAGCTCCATTTACGTTTACAAATCCATCTACTTTTAAGTTGCCAGATGAATAAGAGTTTCCTCTAACATCTAATGTGTATGCTGGCTCAATAACCGTTGGATAAGTTCCAAGGCTACCAATGGCAACGCCTGTGCTAGTCATACGAACTAACGTCTTACCATTGTATCCACCTATGCCATTGTGCGGATTATAGCTAGTGTTACCAAATTCTGCGGTATTAGAGAATCCAATGTCTAATCTAGTACCAGGTCCATTCGTTCCGATTACCCATTGATTGCCTTGATATCCATTGTGAACAAACTGAATAGTCGGACCGTGTACTCCGTTGCTAGTTACAGTATGGTCAAGCGTTAATACTGGATATTGACCACGTTGATATATTACTGGTCTCTTATTAGAGTCAATAAGAGTATATGGAGTTGTAGTTACGTTTTCACCAACGATGAATCTACTACCATTAGTCGAATCCCATCTAAATGCACCAATGGTTGTGTCGTTTGATACAAAGTCTATGGCGCCGCCGCTTGTGGCCATTGAAAGTGTTGAGCTGGCATACACACCTCCCCTGCTCCAGGCCGCACCAAGTCTGACCTCACCAGTGTAAGACTCTGGGTTGTTTACATAAAGGTTTCTTGTGCCGTCAAAGTATGCAACCTTATTAGTTGTATTGCCTCGACCAAAACCACCTAATGTGCTAGCGTCTCCAGCAGAAGCAGCATAGTTTACCGATTGAGAACCGATATTTCCAGTGGTAATCATCTCAACCCATCCAGATGTAGTCGTATCCCACTTACCTCTGAGCCAGTATCTGTTATCGGTGGCGTTGGCCGCACCGACCATCATCCAACCATAACCAACGCTTGATGTTGCATAATGTTGACCAGAAACAATACCCTGTGCGTGAACATATCCAGCACCTTGAGGGTGGTCGGTTCCCTCACCCCAGATGTCCCAACCAGAAAAGCCACCTTGCCAAGCATTCGCCCAAGTTCCGTGGTCTTTTGCCCATCCATTTGTACCAGTCCAATATCCTTGGTCTGAAGAATAACTAGTTCTATTTGTCCAGTACCTTGGCATATTCCATCTAGCCCTTGTAGCAGTGTTTAATTGATTAAGGTTAGATGTACCGTTAGGGTCTAAGTAATATCCAGTATCATTAGAGTCGTAGAATATGGGTGCTCGCAATGAACCAGATGCGATAACGGTTCCTGCCGTATCTACAGTTAGTTTACCAGCTCCAACATTAAAGTTCCCACCAGAGCCGTTGTGATATTGTACATATAGCGTTGCTGAACCAGAACCATAATATGTATTTAATTGGTCTCCACCAATAAATGATGTCTTATAGTTTAAGTCTGGCGCATATGTTCGGAACGCTACTTCTCCAGCGTTAAACCAGTGTCTCTTTATTGAGTTGGTTGTAATATAAAATGTACCAGCTCCAGCAACATACATTGTAATATCAGCAGCACTTCCGCTATGAGCCCAGTCATCAAGACCAAGACCTCCACGGAATGTTGTTCCATCATAAAAACGAAAAGCTGCACCATTGACATTAGTGTCAACATATCCAGATGTATACAGTCTACCGCTTACGTTGGTACTTAAAAGATTTGCCATATTACTTGTTTTCTAACTTGTTTACTCGTTCCGTTAACTCTTGAACAGCCTTCAGCAAAATTACGCTTAGGCGTTGGTATTGGATACCTTGAGGCTGCCCTGTCTCGTTGTACGTTACAACCTCTGGGAACAGCTCTGCTACCTCTTCTGCAATCAAACCAATCTCCTCCTCTTGTGAGGCAATCTTGGTGTAGGTCACAGGATTCAACTGCTCGACCTTAGCGAGTGCTGGTTCAAGCGGTTGGATGTTCTCCTTGAAGCGTATAGACGAGTTCTCCGTGAACGTACCACCGATTGTGAGATTTCCTCTAAAGTATGCGTTTCCATTTGCTAGGCTTATGTATGCCTGAAGAACAGATGAGCCACCACCAACAAAGCCAATACTATTAGCGGGAATATCTCCCACTGCTGAGTCTATTTGACGATGATAAATACCCCAGTTACTTCCAGTATCTGCGCTGTCTAAGAATATCCAAGCATCTCTGTCGTTAGGTTGACTATACAGGAATACATTCGAGGATGGGTTTACGGTAGTGTAGTTGTTTAACACTAATGAATTACTCCCAATAAATCTATTAGCAGTAACAGAGCCACCCGTTAAAACATTACCACTTGAATATTCTACGCCAAAATATTCATTATTTCCACCGTCAACAAATTGCCATCTCCAACCCCCATTTTCATTAGTTCTAATCCTATATCCGAGATTCCCAGTTCCTGCAGTATTGTAAACTTGAAATCTTCCTTGAGTAGTTCTTACGTCAACATTGGCAGCTGTAACAGTTACTCCACCAACGGAAATTGCGTTAGCGGTTGTTGCCCCCCGGCCAGTTACTGAGTTTAGTGTATCCGTTTCGGTATACCCAGTAATGTATCCAGCTGGGTTAGAATCAGAGTATGCGTTTCTCCAAACTACAGTATCTCTGTTCGAGTAAGAAGAAACATCATTTGTCCCAGTAATAGACCAACCTTCGCCATATGAGCCGCCATCAGTTGAATTATATCCTAACCATAGGTCTCTTGCAACAATTATGGGATATTGCCAAGAAACACCAGAAATAATAAATGCGGTATTACCAATACTGTTTCTTGAAACCTGAATTGTTGGCTTATACTGAGGGTTAGTTCCGTGAGCTTCAAATCCTTCAAATCCACCGTTTGATTCTGGATTCCAGTACCCGCCTAGGTCAACCTTTGTTTTGCTATTCTTATCGTAATAATTACCAAATATCTCGATGGTAAAACCACCCATTTGATACTCATCCTGAGGTACATTAGTCTCAATAATGTAGTATGTGTATCCTGAACCATTGTCTGATTTTGCTGCCAAAACACCAGAAGCTGTTTTTACAGGATTAAAACCATCAGACGTAATTCTTTTTTTAATTACAGCAGCCGCATCAAACGACAAACTACCGCTCATCGTATCTCCAGATGCGTTTACAAACCTAGAATCAGATTCTGTTTCGGTGTAATACCTATCATCGTGGTTGTGTGAAGCCGCAGCGTAAGTACCAGATGTAACACTAAATGTTGTTCCTGTAAGAGTAAGGCCAGTACCTGCTGAATAAGTAGTGTTGGTATCAGTGTCGGTGGAAGAAATAGTTATAGTTCCTCCCGACTTAGTAATCGTTGTTGCACCGCCTCCCCTGAGTTCAATATTTCCGGTTGATAAATCACCGTCTATGCCCACTGAGGTTACAGTATCGGTGTCGGTTGCACTTAGCACCCCGTTGCTGATGCTCAGATTAGTTCCTACTTTGATTCCTCCCAAAACCGTTGAAGTTGCTGTAGGTAAAGACTCAAGATAGCGACCATCAAGGTCTACCGTTACAGTTCCTAGGTCTTGCTGTGTTAACGTGAGTACACCAGTAGTGGTATTAAAAGATGCGCTATTAATCTTGTCGTTGTACGCAGCATCCCAGTTAGATTTATTGTAACCACCAATAGCTTCAGCACCGCTAAAGAAGTCATCAATCTCTCCCTCGTTGTAGAAGTTTGCATTAACCCAAGTCTCAGTGGCGTATCCATTAAGAGCAGTTGAAGTAACATATGTGTTTGAGTCAACTGTTCCGTTAGCCTTTAAGAACTGAGATGATGTTCCAGCCGGAGTCTTGAATCCAGCGAACGTAATCTTAGCATCAGTATCAATATAACCCTGCTCATTCCCCCCCCATCTAAAAGAGTAAATCTTATTGGCTGGGTCTCCTTGGTCTGGTTGTAGGCTACTGCTTGTGTCTGCGTTTGTAATCAACAACGCTGTTGACGAAAATGATGTGGCGTTGGCTGCTCCGTTTACGTCAAGTTTTGCCAATGGACTAGTCGTCCCAATACCGACTCTTCCATCCCCCCTGATAAACATTAATGCATTAGAATTGTATCCGGAATTGTAAAGACTTCCGAATACCATACTAGTCATAGTGCTTCCGTTGTATTCTGTATGGATTTTACCAGTTACATTCGCAGTGTCGTGCCAAACTATACCACCCCTAGGAGTTGTGCCTGTATAAGAAACGCTAAGTCTTACCAATTCATCAGTAGTTGTGCTGCCTTGACCTACTTGAAGCAATGCCCCCGGCGCCGCCGTACCAATGCCGACTCTATTGTTTATTGCATCCACAACAAGCGTATTAGTGTCTACAGTAAGACCTCCAACTGTAATAGCATTCGTGGTGGTTGCCCCCCTCACCGTAATAGAGTCCAGCGTATCAGCCTCAGCAGTCAGGAAGTTCGGGGTCCAGTTCTTCCAGTAACCATCCGTGTCCCTACGAAGAAGCTGTCCAGTGGCGGGAGATGAAATCTGAACATCGTGAATCTCATCTATCTCAATACCATTCTGAACCTTAACGAAAATCTCTCCGTTGTTCTGCTGAACTCTAGTTACCACACCGAGGTATACCAAGTGCAATGGTGACGTTGGCTTGTTTAGCAATCCAAAGATTAGGTTGCCGTTAGCACCGAGCCATACGGGGTCACCAGCGGTTGCCGTGGACGTGTTTAGGCCAGCGAGCAATCCCTCCGTTACAACAAAGATTTGGTCGTTGATAGCCGCAGTAGATGCAGCGAGACCCATAACCTTAGATGATGTAGCCTCCGATGCGTTAGACGCAAGGCCAACAATCATATTAGTTCCATCAGCTCCAGTCACATAGACCGCCTGACCTTTTGTAATCGCAACTCCAGCCTTAACTAAGTGCTGAACCTTAGACACGTACTCAACGGTAGACAGCGTGGTGTTTACCCAAGCGGTTCCGTTGTACTGAAGAATCTGTCCTGCCGTTGCGGTGGTAATCGTAACGTCACCTAATGCGTCAATAGATGAACCAGTCGTAAGATAGTTGGGGCTCCAGTTATACCACACCGGGTTAGGGTCCTCTGACCCTACGGGAATGCCGTAGCGAAGCAACTGACCAGTGGATGGTGAGCTGATTACAACGTCAGTTAGTGCGTTTAAGTTTGTTGAGCCAGCACTAACACTACCCCAGTAGACGGCACCATTGCCATCAGTCGTCAACACCTGACCATTTGCTCCATCAACAAACGGCAGGGTGTATTCCGTGTTGACGTTAATCTGAGATAAAAACTTCATAGTTTACCAACCTAATACAGTATAAGCAAAAGTACAAAATAAAAGAGGGGGCCAATGACCCCCACCCTTACTGCTATTCACCTATATATTAATCGTTGGATGTGATAGGAGCATCGCCTTCCACTGAGCCTGCTATTGTATCACCAGAGCGTTTTGACGCCTGCAGTACAACGTAGTGTGTGTTGTCCGTCACTGCGGAACCAAATGTAACTACAATAGCATTACCTGTGGGTCTGGTAATATCAACAATAACAGTCTCTTGAGTTGCGTATGAAATAACCTCAGCCATAACAGCCTTAGTCCCAAAGTTGTGGGTTACCGTGTATGCGTTGCCTGTTTTTGATACATTTCCCTGAAGAGCGTCAAGTGAGAAGTGTATGGGAAGACCGAGATAGTTAGCAACCGCAGTAAACGTAGCCAAGCGAAGAACTCCAGCTTGACCATCTGCATTGCTCTGCATAATGAAGTGGTCGGTAGTTGTTACACTAGGGCTTAGTGAAGGTAGGCTACCGACGTGCAATGGCTGGTCTACGGTGGTGAAGCGGTCGTTTGTCTCGTCCCATAAGAACGATACGGCTGCTGCATTACCACGCTTTACAGAGAATCCACCGTTCTCAGTTGGTGGAGTGCTGACACTAATGTCAGAGTTCAACAGGATGATGCTGTCTCCGATGTTTACCTCGTTAGAAGTGATAGAAGTCAACTGACCATTTACAGTGAGGTTACCACTGATTACCGTATTTTCTGCGTCGATGGTTACGGTGTATGACGTTCCACCACCCTGAAGAGATACGGCCTCCTGTAGAATCTTAGCGTTCTCAAGTTGAGTGTTAAGGTCATTCCACATCATCAGTCTTCCCTCAGAAAGACCAGTGGCATTCTTAAATCTTACATTGTCGCCAGTGAGTTCAAGGCCATCGCTTACTCCTACGTTAAGGATTCCAGTTGTGGTTCCGTCCCAAGTAAGACCGTTACCAGCAATGGTTGAAGCGACACTGATGGTTACCTCGCCGTCACTACCGCCTCCGGTGAGACCAAGACCAGCGGTTACGCTGCGGATGTCACCAGTGATGTCGTGCCAAGCGGTTCCATCATAGTATTTTACTTTGTTAACCGTAGAGTCGTATACGATTCTACCAGTGTAAAGATTGCCACCAGCTAATGCAGTAATCTGCACAGTAGATAGGTGCTCGGGACGAAGACCTAATACGGGGAATCCGTTGAGCTGAAGAGAAACTAAATGACTTAGTGCCATATCATTCTTAGTTTAGGTACGCCTTCCCGCTAAATGGGTCGACGAAGGTTATGGTTAGGGTGTTTAAAGAGTTATATTGGATGTCTCCTACTACAACATTTTCTGTGGAATCAACAACTACTGCGGCTGGTTTCTTGCCTAGGTTATGGTTAATGACCCAAGTAGCTGACGGCATATTCTGCTCGTAAACAAAGTGAGCGTCTCCGCCTCCACCAGTAACACCACGGATTGAAAGGCTAGTGGTTGGTCTTGGGATGACAATAGTATTCTGAAGCGTCGGCTGTTGTACGCTTACATTGATTTGTTCTCCGCTATTGATGGTTATATCACTCATAGCGTAACGTCCTCATTTACTTTGAAGATTCCGTACAACCACGTCTTAACGGCGCCAGAGTTTGTACTCTGAAGGTCGTACACATAAAGACCACCGCTAACGGCGGACATAGTGACCGGAGGTGCGGTAATAGTCAGCACACCAAGAGTGGTGCCACTGTAAGTGAACGCATCATCCTCAAGGATGGCAGAGGCGGAAGTATCCGTCTCACGAACATCTAGCTTCCACGTGTATCCGGTGAGGTTGATTACAGCCCCAGTGTCGTCCTTAAACGTGAGTTCAAGACGGAAAGAGTCACCCTTTCTACAGGTGATGTCTACTCTTTGTGCTGTATCTAAGTTAATCTGGGCGGCCATAGTGCAAATATACCAACTTATTGATTGCCAAGAATTTGAGAGAGAAGGTTGGTCTCTTCGTCAGTGAGCTCTCCACGTTCTCCCTTACGCTGAGAGATTAGCTTTGACTGCTCGACTGCCTGCTTCTTAACACGCTCGTCCTTAGCCATTTCACGCTTATCCTCCACGCTCATACGGAATTGTCTATCCTCCTGATTAACCTGCATACGTCCCTCAGACTCAACTTTAGCCAATTCAATCTTCAACTGATATTCTCTCTCGAGTAGCTGCATCTTGATTTCGGCTTCCATCTGTAGCTTCTGCATTTCAAGCTGTGACTTAACCTGCTCTGTCTGAGCCTCGGCTTGAGCACTAGCTTGAGCAGTCTGCTGGTTTACTTGAGCCTGCATCTGGCTGTTCTGGGCTGCAATCTCTTGCTTCTGCTTAATACGCTTCTTCCGGCGAACAATCAATAATTGCTCAGCTTGGTCTACGTCCTTAAGTCTGCGGATGGCCATAGCATCCTCTAAGTCAATCTCCCCTTGTGCAATGGACTGCTGAATGTTAGCCTCTAAGTAAGCCTTGTCGGTGTCAGACATCTCAGGTACTACACGCACACCGAAGTTGTACATAGGTAGGTCCTTAAATGATGCGAGGACATCCATATTAGCCTTACCGATTGCGTTCTCGTACACTCTGTAGATAACAGACTGAGGAGGCACGATTTGGAGGCATTTAACGACGTATTCCACGACTTTCTTGTAGAGCATCATAGATGCGTGAGTAATGTCGTAGGTGGCGTTATTTGATGCCTCAATGGCCTGCTGGCGCACACCAACCAATGCGTCACCCTTAGGAGTGGATGCGTCAACTACTTCGTTGATACCCGTAGCGTCACGAATCATACGCAGGTAATGGTTGTATGTATTCACATACGCCTCGATGTTGCGGATGGCGTTACCAATCTCACGGATGGGTGGGTTCTGAAATCCTCCCTCTGGGTTCTTAGAGCGATAGTAGAAAATACCAGTCTGCTCGTAGATATCTTGAATCTCCAAAGGTTGAAGCTCTCCACCAGAACCGAGCTGTACGTTCTCCAATCCCTCGATGTCGATGATGAGTCCGTCAGGCTTAGCCTTAGCGATTGACTGCTGAATCTTCAGGTGAGTAATTTGCAGTTGGTCAGCGAATCCTACGATGCCGCTTACCATAGACTTAGGAATCATACGGCGCATATTCACCGCAACTGCACTGTACGACAGGCGAGTTCTGGTGATATCGTGGATGTTGCGTGGCTGGTTGTTCTTCATCCCATAGCCGTACATCTTGTTCGTACCTACAATGTAGCTACCTCCGTAAAGTGTAACGAATGACATACGTACTGGCTTGCGGTCGAACACGCTCTCCTTGGGTGGCTGATACACCATACCCTTGTAGTAGAATCCTACGTTACCGAAGCGAGACTCCTTAGACTCGTAGAAGATGTCATCAACTGATAGGAACTCGAAGTCCATAACCTCAACGATGTACTCGTCGTATCCGAAGATTGTTCGCTGTAGGTTTCTGTCGTAGTAAGAGTGAGACAGCTTGTTTGGGTCGTTGGCGTACTTATTCTGTACGTTGCGAGCCATCTGGTCGTACTCCTGCTCAGTGAACTCATCACCAGCCAGACGCTTAAGCTCCGAAATGGTGATGCGCTTAACGTGACCAGCGTAGGTCAGGTCGTTCATCAGTGGGTCCTCGGTGTACGAGTGGATGAAGTATGCCGGGTCAACGTACTTGGCTACGAGTCCGTAGTTGGGGTCGTACTCGTTTTTGGTTACGCCCATACCTACCTGAACCAAATCGTTCACGCATCTGCGGTGTACGGTGTGGTTGTATTCGTTCCACTCAAGTGTGAGGTTGGCTGCAATCTGCGCGGCAATCTCAGCGTTGGTCTTGATGTTTGACTCTAGGAAAATCTCAGCTTCTTCCGGGGTGTCGGGGATTTTCTCTAGGTTAGTACCGATGTCAAGTCCAGCCTGCTGAGCCTGCTGTAGCATATCTCTGTTGTTCACGTTGAACTTGAGCTCAGCCTTCTTGCGCTCCTTCTCGGTGATGCTAAGTGGGTCGATTGCCTCTACGTTGGGGTATGGATTCTTAGAGAGAATCTTATTTACTACAATCTTAACGAACTTGGGGATGATGGGGACCGGAGACCAGTCGATGTTGAGCAACGAACCGTCTCCGTTGTTCGGGTCAAGCGAGTTTAGAATCTGCTTGTAAATCTTTGTGTCTTGAGTTCCGTTGGCGTAGTCTCTGTATCGCTCGAACTCGTCGAGACGCTTACGGAAGATACTTCCGTGGTCGTCTGTATGTCCCCACTGCGACTCGATGGCCTTAGCGTACTTCAGTCCGTAGGACTTGGCAGCCTTAGCATCGGGAGAAGCTAGTGGGTCAGGGAAGTTCCCTTGCTTGTTATTGCTTTCCATACCTATTGTTTATCCCCAGTTTATGTGCAAATATACCGAATAATGTGTTGCAGGTTAGCGAGTTATGTCCTTGAATCGCCTGAGGAATACTTTTGATGACATATCTGCCGACTTACGCTCCTGTTTTACACGCTGTGCTGCGAGCAGTGCAAGACCTGAACTGATGGTCAAGTCAAACTTAGTTCGGTCGTCGATTCGGTAACCAATCCAGTCTTCGAGGGTCTTATCTAGATACATACGTCCGTATTCACCACTCTCTGCGTTAAGACCCACGTGCTCGTGTACGTACGCCTCAATAGCCTGTGCGTGGGCCTGTATCACGTCCTGTGAGTTAGATGGGATACCCTTGGTCTTGACGTTGGAACTAGAACCGGGGGCCCTTAGGTGCTCGGGTCTATCCATAATGTATCCGTCGTATCCTCTCGATTCGAAGTATCGTACTATCCCATACTTGTTGTTCTCTATGAGCAGTGGATATCCATAGAACACTGCGGCCATCAGTACATCCTCATAGAAGATTCTGGCTAGCGGAGGTCTATTGGCATACTCAGCCACGAACATATTCGACGGATAGCTCATATTGAACTTATTGTAGATGTGGCAGGCCCCCTTAGAGCCACGTCCGTCCATCGTATTGTCGAGGTCATAGGAGTCAACTCCGCCAGTACCTAGGTGGTCGTTCGCCGGGAACACCTTGCCAAACTCCGTCTTTCGTTTGTTTCGAATATCGTCTGGTGGTAGCCACGTAACCGTCCAGCGACCGTTGGCATCTGGGTTCCATAGAACCTCGGTGTCTGGCTTGCCGTCCTTCCACACGAAGTTGCCTTTGATTACAGGGCTTGGGTATAACTCTCTGTTGTGCTGCAACTGCTCGTATATCTTTCCCACGTTGAAGTGAGATGACTTGGTGGAGTCACGGAATGCCTCCTCCTCGCTCCACGGGAACTGACGGATAACCTCATTGAGTTCATACGGGTCGTGCATCAGTGCCTTACGTTCGTTCGATAGATACGTCTTAGCTCCGATGCTGATGATGTCTCCATCCATCGTAAGCGTTGGCTCCGCTGGGTCCTCAACCACGGGCATACCGTACACGTCGAAGAATCCTTCAAGCGCCTCATAGGCTGGAATGAACAGCTTGTAGAGTCCACTCTTGGTGCGCCCGTTCTCGTTACGCTTGGTGGGGTCCGAGTCGTAGTACAGCTTCTTGTAGTTGGCTCCGCCCTTATCTAGAGGATTAACAGTTGAGCCGACCATAGCCTTACCTACAATCTTCTTACCTACCAGCAGACAGGTCCTGTGTACACGCCAAACTTCATTGATATCGAGCGGATTCTCCCACTTTCCGGCCTCATCGAGGTATAGATAGTGTAGTTTCTCACCGTCGTATGCGTTGGCCACTGAGTTCTTCCAATTGATTACCGTATCAAGAGCTTCGGTCTGCCCACTGACTTTGTTGGTCTTTGTGATTCGTTTTGCTGGCTCACGGAATGCGAGCTCCACACGTGGGTTGGTCGTACCATCCTGAATCGGCTTGAAGAAGAATGGGTAGGAACGGAACATCGGGAGTAGTTTCTTCATAAAGATGTTCTCTTGTGCGTCCTTACCTGTCTTGGACATAATGCCTAGCACCTTATTGGATACCTGCGTACCCTCGTCAGCCAGTGCTGAGCCACAGATGTTGGTGTAACCTGAGCGTCGACACTTGGTGTATATCTGTCCCACGCACCTAGGGTCCTGCTTGCACGCCTCTAGATGCAGGAAGATTGTCCGCTGGAAGTCTAGGAAGCTGGCGTAACCGATGTCCATCTGGCTCCACTGGAGTAGCATATAATGATGCCCGGTAATATATGTTGGAACACCGTTATTGTAGAACCACACACCGTTCCTACGACGGTGAAACTCCTGCTCGATGTAAGCATTATGTTTTATACGGAACTCCTTGGGCTGCTCCATCCACTCATCCATAGAGCGTACACGCACTAAGTCCTGAGGTACTGGCAATCTCTTCCACATCTGCTCCTCACGTTTCTTGTCGTGGAACAGAATATCCGTCTTGGCTGGTTGTTTGGGTAGTTGGATGAAGATATCGGATATCTCAATAACATCTCCCTGCGAATCATCCGGACAGATGTTCACTAAGAAGTCTTTATACCCGTCTATCTTCTTTAGCCCAGCCATTACTTCCTGAATTTCTCAGCGAAGCCACCTGCGAAGTCAACCTGCTCACCCATACTTCCGTTCTCGGATAGCATCTTAATCATCTCCTCCAACCGTTGCCTTTCTTGCAGAAGCTCACGAGCATCAACTGCCGTCTGTTTGATTGACTGGAGCTCAGCCTTGCGTGCCGACCCGTTGATTTCAGGGTCGACTGGCTTCTTAATCTCCTCAATCATATTGTTGATGGCGACCTCCATCGACTCCATAAGTCTGATGGCCGCATCAATGGTGGTGAATTCAGACTTCTTCCTTGACATACAGCAGGTCGTTAGGTGTCATTCTCCAGAGTTTTTCACCGTTCACATCCATCGTATAGTCAGATTCTTTGCTGAAGCCTACTCTGTCGCCAGCCTTAACTCCCATCTCAAGCAGTTCGGGGGTATCGAAGCGAATGACTCCCTCCATCTTGACTTCCTTCTTTGTAGAGATAATCAGTCCAGAGTCAGATGTTGGTTCTTCGGCCTCCTCCGGTATGAGAAACACCCATCCAGTGAGAACCTTCACTTCTCCGTCATCACCCTTGTAGGCGTAAGCCTGTGAGCCATAACCTCCGTCTGGGTCGAACTTCACTCTGTACAGCTCCTTGTCGATTTCTGCACGTTTGTCGAGCACCACGTGGTGGTGGAAGTACAGCGTATCGCCCTCCTTGGCTCCGGTTGGGAACTTTATCGGGGTTGCGACAATCTCAGCCTCAGAGATTCGGTTGGCAAACTCGTCGAATCTAGAGTCCAAGAAAATCTCAGTATCACCGAACTTAATGGTGTCCTTGAACTTCTTGGGCATACGTACGATAAACTCGTGTAGAACCTTCATTAGAACTTACAGTCGTTTTCGATTACCACTGGCATACCGATGATTTCCTTCCAAGGCATCGTGCCGTCACCGTTCTGGATGTAGATGGTGTAATCCTTGCGCCCGTACTTTGCGAATGTGCGCTCGTCAAGCTCGATGGCTACGATGGTTCCGTCGCTTCCGGCGTTATTGCCTACGACGTATGCTAGGGCGTCCTTAGGATTCGTCCCTACAATAATCTTTCTAATCATATTGTTTAGTTTGAGTCTGAACTTCCCCCTCCCATACGGCGCAGCCAGTAATCTACGCTGCTGGTATCGTTGCGCTGCTGGTGCTGGTATCCTTCGATGATGAAGCCCACGATTTCGTCAAGCTCTTCCTCGTCGTTCACGTTAACTGAGAACGCAAGGTCCATCTCCGGCTCGTCGTCCTCATCAGATGGAGATACTACCCCAATGGCTGCAACAACAAATCCATAGTCTTCGAGGCCGTGCTTAATGATAAGGCCGTTCATCTGCGCTACAAGGCCAGTAAACTCCTCGTAAAGCTCGTCTCTAATTTCTTTTGGGATGCTCATTGTAATGAAAAATGTATGAAATTTGCTACGAATTTACAAAACAAATACAATATGAGACGTGGAGCCAACTCCAGACGTATGCGGGAGTATGCGATTCTACCGGCCAGAGATATAGCACGTAACTATCTCAAGTACCTCCGTCACGTACAGTCTGATGTATGTCAGAAGTTTGAACTCACTCCAAGTCAGTTTCAGTTCCTGCTATTCATCTATGACCTAGAGTTCTTCACTCTGATGTATGCCAGAACACACTTTGCGGCCATATCAGACAACAAGATGCGACTTCTCTACACTAAGCCACTGCTGGATGCTGGTATTATAGATGTGTACGTCAATAAGCACAGCCTTAAGAGTGACGTACGTCAGATGTTCGGGATATCGAGCAGTGAGGGATACGCCGCTAGGTATGCGCTCACCCAGAAGGGGAGACTGCTCGTTCAGAAGATTTACAGGAAGCTGGAGGGCCGTGAGGCTATCAATGCTGACGAATGACCTTGAATGGCATCTCCATCGCAGCGTCGGTGTGCGGGACGAACTCGCCCGTGTGCTCCATCAGGAAGTAGCGTCCACCCTTACTCATCCAGTGGTAGCCCTTCGGTGCTTTAACCATAACCTCATTGGGTCTCTTCAGGTCTGTACGCTTAGCTTTCATCAATTACGGAATTTAGCCGCCCACTCGGCGATTTTCTTGGGTTGTGGTACGAACTGTTTACCGGACTTGTTACCCTTAGCTTTTGCACGGTTGGTTGCGGCCTTATCTGCGGCACTCATCGCACTCCACGCAGCCTTGGGCAGGTATCTCTTCTTACCTTCACTTGGCTTGCCGTCGGAGGTCGTCCAGTCTTGCTTGGTCCACTTAGATAGGCTCGTCTCCTTCTTGGGTCCTGAGTATCCTCCGCCTGACTTCTTGTATCTAAGTACGGCCAGCTGTGCCTTACGGGCTGACCACTCGCCGGGGTCTCCTCCCTTAGAGCCTGCCTTCACGCTAGCAACGATGCGCTTCCACTTTGCTGGGTCCTTCTTCTTAGCTTCCACTTCCTAAACGGTTGATAATCTCAAAATTACGAACACCAACAGTTGCTCTGTCGGCACTCACACGCTTGACACCCTTGGTGTTGTTGCCTCTCTTCTTCAGTGACTTAGCCATTCCAGTTGATGTAATGTAGGATAATCTTGATGTCTTTGCTCTGGAGGTACTTCCCCTGTGGGATTTCCACCCCGTTGAAGTAATCATTCGAGTAATCACGAGTGAATGCATTCCACGTATCCTCGTATGGGTTATAGTGGAACAGCCAATCGTTGAATGCTTCGTTCTTCATTTCTTGCTTCTGTTGCGTCTGGCCATAATCATACGTGCCTCGTCGTGGTCGTAATCCTTCCCGTCTCCGTTCCCGTATGTCCCGGCGTCTCTATTCTTCTTATTCAGGAACGCACGGTACTTCTTCCGCTCTTCAGTTGAGTGGTACTTAGTATCGTACGCCTTCTTCTTATCTCTAGCCTCTGGGCTATTGGCGTAGAACTCTGCGCTCTTACTCTTCCTTGCTTTCACCTTTACCGTTGTGTTTGATGTAATCTTCAACAGCTTCAATGCTGTGCTCCATTACGGAAATCTTAGATGCCATCCACGGGTCTAGATTAGACTTAGCGTCGATGTTCTCTAGGATGTCCTCAATACAGTCCTTGATGCTCATAAGCTGGGTGATAATCATCTCACCGTTCGGCTCCTTAGATGTATACTTCCTAGGTTTCACTTCTTCTTCTTTTTAGAAATTTTACTCCAATCAAACTTAACCAACTTCGCTCTGTTGTCAGGGCGAACCTCAGCCTTCTGGCCTACGGGGTCAACTGGTCGTTTAACTGCTATCATCTTACAGTCCCTTAAGCATTTGAATCATCTCGGGCTGTGGGAAGATATCAATCTTATCCTTACGTACTGAGTTGTGCGTATATACTCCTGCGACACCATTCAGTGCATTCATAGATACATCCCACATATCCTCCTCACGATAGTCCAGCGGGATATCATAAATCTCATTCCAGTACTTCAAGAGATTCTCAACACTGCGAATCTGCTCATCGGTGTATCTGTGGAAGTGGATATGCTTCTTGTACGGGGAATCAAGGGTACATACATCCTCCTTGGCCACCTCACGATTGACGTAGTTGTAGTACTTACCGCCACGCTCCTCTAGCTGTCCCCAAGCACAAATCTCAATACCGATAGAAATCTTATCGAGCACCTTGTGTGGGACACCGTACCCCTTGAAGATTTCAGCCTTAGCACCTAAGTGGTAGGCCCAGTACTTAGATGGGAATCCCTGCACGATGCGTCCATCTCCTTCCTTAGCTCCCTTTCCGCTGATACAAACACACGTTGCGATACGACCTCTTGAGTCGGTATCCCACTGCTTGAATGTAGATACCCCACTTGAGTTACCTGCGGTGTGGTGTAGGTAAATCTGCTTCTTCGGAGCAGCCTCCTTGATGTACTCGGTAGGTGAAAACTCTACCTGCAAGATGTCCTTGAGAAATTCCATAGAACAAAGATAATGATTGTATACGATAGGTGATTATGTCGGTACTATGTATTACACACTATTGATTATGTCATTTTTTTTGTGTAACTTTGCCCCTGTAGTGCAAGGGCACGCAGACGAACAATAGTATACGCAACGTAACATAGACGTAACTACGGACCGATGCATAGGCGGACAGCCCAAAAGCGACAGTCCGCCTCTGCAAAAATAGGGCGACAGCCACTACGCAAAGCACTTGAATACAGGAGGCGTGTGTCCAAGCAGTTCCTATCCACAAGAATACTCATTTAACTGCTCGTATACAGTATTCTACTGTTGTTTTCACGTTTTAGAAACACATATAGTAGTAGGTGGGTGATGGATACTTTTTTAATTCGTACGAGTTCTAGGTACCGTGGGGAGAATTATACAAGAGCGACGCTGACGAACCAACTCCGAAACCGAATCGCAAACCCAACCCCCTCGTAATCAGCGCGTTACGTTCAAACTTTTTAGCGTTTTGTCTATAGGTAGGCGCTCAAGTAGAGTATCTATTCTATGTCGGCTAGGCGTTCGTTTACTGAACGTATTCAGGTCGTTTGCTGTAGAAAAAGGTAAACTTTTCGTGTACTGAACGTATGCTTTTTTTCGTGGGTGTGGTCGGTCGTAGACCTGCATCAATCCCCTCTCTACTTTTCCCCACTTTTCACCACTCGTTCCCTTCATCTTTCTTAGTACGTTTCGCTGTATGTTTCGTGTATGTTTATTTAGTATACTATAGTAGACAGGGCCTCAGTTAACGATTACGGCAGGAATTATACTAATAGTTTAAACAGCGGAAAAAGTATGCTTTTGCCCGTATTTGGTACATATTGGGTCGGGTTAGGCCGTTGGTGTTCAGTCAGTTAGGTGCTGAATTACGTACATACGATTTCTTAAATGACGCTGATTATCAGGTAGTTACGTTAACTCGTTGTGTTTCAGTATGTTGTAACTTGCTGAGTTTTAGCCTGTTAGTAACTAATTGATTCTCAGCGGTTTACTAACTCGTTGATTATCAGGTAGTATTATTTAGAACGATTCTAAATTTCATCTCGAAGCAACTTTTTTTTTGGTGCTGATTATCAAGCAGTTAGCCCTATATATTCCTATAAGGGGCGTGGGCTCCTCGAAATTTCTCTTGGCTAAAGTTTGCATATTTGTAAAGCCGCAGTATATTTGTGGAGTCGAAAGGCCAACGGGCCACCACCACTCGACGAAGTTTTTTGAAATATCAACCGAAACGCGAACTCAGAGTCGGAGACAAGAGCAGAGCGCGGTAGGCAGGAAAGTCCCAAGTGACGATAGACGAACGGATGTTGGCGAAAACGCCTCTCCAATTTCTGAAACCCACCTTGTGAACCTTGTACGATTGAGTCAGTGAGCCACGGCCACTTTCTCTCGGGCGTTAAGGAGCGGAGTAGCAGGTCAGGTCAGAATAGTAGAGTGATGTAAGCAGAAAGCGTAGCGCAAGTAAGCCAACACAGGTCGATTGAAAGTAGCGAGGGCAGGTAGACAAGACAAGCAAAGCCAAGTACGGCGGCCGTAAGAAACACGAGTCCAAACCTAATGAAGCAAAGCGCCGTGGCGCGGAGCGACAAGCAGTGCGGAGGAGTCCAATGAACGCCACCTGAACACCTGAGTGAATCGAGTCAAACAAAGCCGAGAACAACATCAAGCGAAAGACAGGATATGCGGTGCGTAAACAGCGCCGCCAAAGGATAGCAGATGTGGTCGAACTAACAGCATATGCGGTCAACAGGCTCACGCCACAGGCCGCCAAAAAAGTTCACCTGTTCAAGGCACACTACTGCCGCTTGGAGTGCACATCGTGCATAGGGTTCGAGTCCCTACGGCAGTCAAACTTTAACCACTAATCTAAAATCAATCACTATGAAAATTAAAGAAATCGCCATTTTATTTCTTCAATTCTTATTCGTAACCACCATAATCCTACTTCCATTTGTTATTGTCTTTTCGTTGGCAGACGAAGACCCGCGTGAGAGAATAGAAATAGAAGATGGAACGAGAGTAATTACAATGGACGGAGACACAATCGAAGTTCACGCATACAAATTTTTGTACGCATACAAGGTTAACTGATGAGCGCTTTAATAGCCGAAACGTCGTGAGACGTCTTAACCAAAAACAATTTAATTCTTTTCGTTATGAGAGTTACCAATATCGTATCAGGCCGTCAGATTGAAATCCGCCGCTCTTACTACAACGAGCAGTTCAACTTCTACTTCGGTATCAACAACGACTTCTTTGTGTACACCTACGCCAACAACGAAGGTGAACTTAACCGCACTCGTTTCCCTCGCGCACTCAACGCCGCTGAGTGGGGCATCGACCTTCGTACGGGCACTCACTCGTCAGCAACATTCGAACTGCGCGGTCAACAAATTCTGCGAGGTCGCTACTTCCGTAGCGAGCAGGTATCTGAGCAACGCATCTTAGGTATTCCGCACGTTACGCTAACTAATGATGAGAAGGCCAACTTCGCTGTTCGTGTGGCAGAGTCAAGCGGACACAACTCAAACGTGTTTGTATCACTGCTCATCGGGGAAGTACTGCATACAACTGACCTTGTCGTTCGTAATTACTCAACTACTTCGGCGAAGTTCTACGATGCGAACGGAGTGTCTCACGTGCTAAATTTCCAAGACAACGAGTACGGCCACGTTATGTCTGCAATTCGTGAAGGTCGCACTGAGTACTTAACAGGTCGCGACCTGTTAGGCAATACGTCAATCTTCGCCAACGCTGAGATTCAGGAGCGCTTCGGTGCAGCCCCTGAACTTAGCGGTTACCACGGCCCATCACGCAACACCGAAATCTTCAACGATTCATCAGTTGAGTGGTTCGTAGGTTTCGAGGTCGAGAAGGAGGACCTGAATGTTCGCAACCGCTGCGCTCGTGCTAACTGCAACTTGGGTGACGGATGGATTGCAGAACGCGACGGCTCACTCGATTCATCGACAGGTGTCGAGGTCGTGTCACCTGTACTCAACCTGTTCGATACGAAGACATTGTTCGAGCAGTTCGAGAAGTACGATTGGGTTATGAACGCAGAGTACTCACGCCGCTGTGGTGGCCACATCACCATCAGCCGTCGTGGAATTTCAGCCGATGACCTCGTCGACAAGTTGGCTCCGTTCGTGCCTATGCTTTTCTCGCTATACGAAGGCCGCCTGTCCAATCAGTACAGCGGAGTTCAGAGCAAGGACGAAATCAAGCGAGGTTCACGCCGCGCCATCAACAACTGCTCACGTGCATACAATAACCGCAAGGAGGCAGTTGAGATTCGCATCTTCAGCGCAGTATCTACGCTCGAGTCAATTAAGTTCCGCACGAAGTTGGTTCAGTGGATATGCGCTCACATCGACAAGGGCACGTTCACCACGTTCACTCAGGTGGCCGATGCTATGTTCAACGACAAGAAGTTGAACAAGTTACTTCGTCAGCAGTACAGCGCTGAGAAGTTAGCACGTAAGCAGGCACTCACCTACGTGTTCGGCGGATGTCTCGAAGGTCAGTCACCGAGCGAGTTTCTCACCGATGCTGACAACTACGACCGCACCATCGAGCGTATGAAGCGAGCCTACGACAGCGTACAGGGCTACGTTCGCCGCGAGGTCGAGAGCAAGTTCGGTACTTACTCAGTCAATAAGGCCGCAGGTAAGTTGTAAGATGTCCCCTCCGTGTAAGGGTGGTTAAGGTGAGCAGGCGTTGCACGGAGCGCCCTGCTTTTTTCACTATCACGAATCAAATTATGAAACACGAACTAAACGAAATGATGCGAGCCTACGAAAACTACCTGAGTAAGGTATCGAGGTTCATCGAAGCAACCGACGAAACCGAACGCTACAAGTTGATTGCGTTCGATATAATCGAGCGGCAAAGTATCGACCTCGAAGAAAACTTGGAGGCCGCATACGAAACGCTAACGCAATATCTAGAAGAACGAGGTTAACTGACGATGGCTTGAGTAGCCGAAACGCTGTGAAGCGTCTTAACCATAAACTAATTAAGATGAACGCTTACAAATTCACCCTTACAATCACAAATTCTAACACCTTCATTATTAACGCAGAAAACTATAAGGAGGCGATGAAACTTGCTTACGACAATGGTTTTGCAGATAGAAATGCAGTTAAAGACCTTTGCGTTCCAACCGAAGTTTACTCAGAACTAACTTGTACTGAAAGCGAAACACCTGAGGGACTAATTCGTGTTTGGACATATTTTAACGCATCGGAAGAAACAGAGATAGAAGAATTCACGAGTGAGTGGTCTACGTTATTAGGTACGGAAGTCACTTACGACCTCGACCTATCCAACACCGATGAAGATTCTTGGTACTGCGAAACATTCGTAACGCAAGCGCAAATCGATGAGTTCAATATGAGCGAAGATTGGTTCACCATTCAATAATCAGTAAAAAAAAATTAAGATGTACGAACTATCTATTTCAATCGCACCTACCTACGGCATACTAATCGGAGCCGCAGGTTCAATCGCCGTCGTTATCGTGTCGGCAGTTTTGTCAACCATTCAATTCAAGCAAAATGTTTAAAGATATTTTTCTACCACCACCTACTACTTTATTCAAGGTATTCGCACACTACGGAGGCGAGTATCCGTCACGAGTTATGCTGTTCAAGAGTTATGAGTCAGCAGTTCAGTTCGCACAAGGTGCAGAACAATACGAAATCATTCAAGTAAAATAATTATGAGCCAAATCGACTTAATCATTCAGTACGAAAGCGGAGAACTTGACGACCAACAGGTCGTGTTCTTATTTGCCGACCTCGTCCGCACAGGACAGGCTTGGATTCTACAGGGCCACTACGGCCGCACTGCTCAACGACTAATTGAGGCAGGATGGATTGACAAAAAAGGTAATGTATCACTTGAAGTATTTGAACTATGAACTTAGAAAACGATAAATCATTCTTTCGTGCAGGTATGTACCTGTCGACAATTATGCTCGTGATTGGCACAACGGCACGTATCACGCAAGGCCACCCAAGCGAGTCCACAGGAACGCTTATAGTGGGTGGCATCTTAATCTTCCTAATCTCAGCCTTCGGCTACATCGTTAACTACAACAAATAATCTATTTCAATTATGTGTATTGCAATTGTAAACCAACCAAACTACTTCATACCTAAGCAACAACTAAAGAATGCTTGGGACAACAACAACCACGGAGCAGGTATCGCCTACGTCGACAACGGCAGGGTTATGACCTACCACGAGCCGTATAGTTTCGAGGACTTCTTCGAGGAGTACGAGTTCATTCGTGAATTGACTGACACGCCCATACTGATTCACTTCCGCATCGCCACGCACGGCAAAGGCATCGATATGCTCCACCCGCACAGCGTAACCGAAGGTCGTGTATCTCTGATTCACAACGGAGTTATCAGCGGTCTCGGCAACACTATCGTGAGCGACACTCGTGAGTTCGCAGAAATGCTCAGTAAGTTCTACCCTGACAACGTCGACTTCATCGACCACGTAGGCATCGAGGCTATGGCCCTCGCACTACTCGGTAAATCCAACAAGGTCGCGTTACTCGATTGGCGCGGTGAGGTTCGTATCCTCAACGCACACTTGGGTCACTACGACGATTACGGCAATTGGTTCAGTAACACATCGTACAAGCAGTTGAATACCTACGTATGGGAGGGGAGCAAGAAGGTCTACAAAAGCCTTACGAAAAGCGCTGTCAAAAACGCTTACCCTGCTCAGCCGACTATTTGGGATTCAGAACGTAAGGTCGCTGTGCCGGCAATACCTAAGGCTCCCGCGTCAGATTGGCTCGACGAGGATTGGGATGACGAACCATCGTACAAATGGAACGCATCACGTGACGAGTTACGTAGCGAGACATTCAGTGCATTCCTTGACGACGACGGACAAATCTAATGTTGTACAAGTATGACAAGGTGAACCTCGTGTTTCGCCCTATCGTAACCACAAGAGGAGTCGCTTCGGGATTGGCCTTAGCGACTGCCCTCTTTGGTTTCGGCCTTTATGGAGTTGACAACGTAGACGAACGTATCTACGAGAGCATACTTAACGTGAACGTGACGGATGCCGCATTCACGGAAGACCGACTGATTGAGAAATTCAAGCAGTTAAACATCAAGTACCCGCACATCGCATTGGCTCAGGCTAAGTTAGAGAGCGGTAACTTCAGGTCGGACATCTTCAGCGAGAACAACAACCTGTTCGGTATGAAACAGGCACGTGTTCGTGTGAACTTGGCCGCAGGTACGAAACGTGGGCACGCATACTATGCGACGTGGGAGGACAGCGTCCTCGACTACGCGTATTGGTGCGCTACATATGCAAGCAGTTGCAGAAGCGAAGACGAGTTCTACGCCCTGCTATCACGTTACGCAGAGGATTCACTCTACGAAACGAAACTTCGCGAGGTCATCGAGCGCGACAGCCTGCGCGAACTTTTTTAGCGTTCACTATCATCGAGAGCATTCGAAACGCAAAACTTCTAAACTTCACTAATTATGGAAAGTAAATTCATCAAAACATCAGTTGTGTACGTATCCAAACTTGGATTCAAGACACCCGCCCTACTCGTTGACATCAAGACCGACAATCGTTGCCTCGGCAACCATCGTGTCAGGATTATCGACGCATACGGCAAAAGCAAATTCACTCCAATTCGTAACATCCAATTCGTATGACCTACAACCAAGATATGATTATCTACCTACAGCAACGCATCCAAGCGCTGTCTAACGAGGTAGAAGAACGAGGCAAGCAGTTGAATAAACTGCAAGAGAGATGCGACTATCTCGAGGCTGAACGTCAACACTTACTTGACCAACTGCTCGATAAGCCGTACGTGACTACGTTACGTTGAGTTATCAACACTTGTTTACAAAGCATTGATTGTCTCACTAACGAGCGCTAACTTCGCCCTATCGGCTTTGCCGTAACAGACAACACGATAAGCGGCTATGGGGGCTTTGAAGGGCCCCCTCGCCGCCGACTCGGTAAGACGAACGACTACTCGGTAGTATACGAGCGCAATACAGGCGCAATGTGTCAAATAAACAAATAGTGTAATTAACTGAAAATGAGCACAAAAGAGTTACGAGAGCAGTTTATGCGTATTGCAACTGCTCGTCTAAAGAGCGACTATCCGTTCCTGCCTCAACGCATAGCGGTGGCCGCATCAATGTATCGCAGATGGTATGAACGTAAAAACAACACGCAATGACAACAGAAGTAGGATACCAAGAGTATAGCGTAAAACAGGATTGCCTTCATTTCAACCAACTGCATAATGGAAAACTTAACCACATCAAAAGAAAAGATTGGGCAGTTATTGGACTATGCACAATTGATGCATCAATGCATATCGCAATGTATTGTGATGATGTAAAGAGCAGAAAAGGATATTTTGATATTAGAGATGTCAAGATTGCATACGAACTATATAAAGACATCAAATAATTCTAATTGAGCAATGAAAATAGAACTAACAATGACCGAGCTGTTGCTAATCGTTGATATGATTAAGAACGGCACTGAGCAAGACAACGAGGGAGATGACTTCTACCTGATGCAGGACTTCCTTGATGGAAAGGATGACCCTAAATCAAAAAAGAAATGAAGACACCGATTCAAGAGTTGATGGATGAGTTTGCAAAGAAAGCGGACTCACTACCAGACACGTTAGATGCGAACGTAGCATACTTAGCATTCCAAGAATGCTACGATATTGCAAAGTCAATGCTCAATAAAGAAATGACTGTAATTATAGAAGCATTCCACGAGGGTATGCGCTGTCAGGGCTGGGACCCGAACAGAGGCATCGCTGAGGAATACTACAACGAAACCTTTAACACCAAAGAGAAATGAAACAAGGAACATTAGTTTGGGTACTTGCTGAAGTAAGCGAATACCAAGAGACCAACACTATGGAGGATACTATCATTGTAGAGCCTCAAGGAACGAAGGCATTGCCTTACTACGCTCCTGCTGAGGTGGTCATAAGGCTCACGGATGATGAGATTTGCGACCTAGAGATGAAAGAAATTATTTAACACCAACAAGGAATTAGAACTCCGCCCGCTTATGGCGCATTAGGTTTCAGCAAGCGGCAAGCTACCGCACTGATTAACGGAGTCTTTTTTCTTTAACGCCAAATGAAATGAGGGAGTGGTGAGTGAAGCTGTAGTTAGCACACCACTGATAAAGGTGACTATACTGAAAAAGGGTTTAGACTAAGTATAGGTGAAATCAGGCTAACCAGAAACCTTGAGAGACCCGAAGCCACTCCTTCTATTTCATATCCAATAAATCATTTACAACCCTATGAACAACTTTAGTTTCCTTAAGATATACAACTCACCGTTCAAGCGGCCACGTATAAACATATACTTCGGTAAGATTGTCGTAGGTACTCCGTACTTCCCCCCTCGCCGCAAGGTCAAGTCTAAGACGAAAGATGGATGGATTGAGTTCAAACCAAAGTACTTCGGATTTGACTTCGTTGACCTTGGTTGGAAGACCAAATGGAGCGACACCGACTATCGCCACGAGTGGAATCCAAGATGGTCGTTCGTGTTCTGGAAGTGGCAGCTTGCCGTCATCTTCTCTTCTCCAGCATTAGACTCTCTCTCTGCCTATTGGGAGGCTTGGCTGTACTACAGATACGACACGGTTGGAACGATGGAACAGCGAGTGGCTCAGTGCAAAGAAAAAAACCCGATGAGTTCAACTAGTTATCCAAGCCTCAAACACACGAATCACTACGATGAAATACTTAAAAATAAGTACCTATGAAAACACTAATCTTAGGGGACACCCACGGACGCACCAACTGGAAGCAAGCGATTGACGCACACCAAGACGCAGGGCGTATCATCTTTATGGGTGACTACTTTGATTCGTTTGACATCAGCGGTGTTGAGCAGTTGCACAACTTCAATGAAATCATTCGCTTCAAGGAGTCCACCGACAAGGAGGTTGTGATGCTCATAGGCAACCACGACCACCACTACCTTGATGTAGGCGAGACCTACAGCGGGTACAAGGCCGCACACAAGTGGGACTTTCAGGATGCACTGACCAAGAATATGCATCACATTCAGATTGCATACTCGCTTGATGAACTGCTGTTCTCTCACGCAGGTGTAAGCCCTATGTGGATGGACAACACGTTTGGGTTGGAGTGGAACGTAGACAACTTGGTTGAACTGCTCAACGATAAGTACAAGCATCAGCCAAATGCATTCAACTTCAGCCAAGACAGCTTTGACCCATACGGAGACTCACCGAAGCAGGGACCGCTTTGGATACGGCCCCGCTCGCTGATGGGATGCAACAGAGGTGAGAACGGCCTGAAGAAGATGTTCATTCAGATTGTTGGACACACCCAAGTGAAGAATATCTTCGACAGCATCGTAGCCTGCAACAAGTCTATGGGTGGACGATACTACCTTGTTGACGCTATGGAATCAGGTGGGTACATCACCTACGAGGACGGAGAGATAACGGCACACGAAATCCATATCTCGCCAAATGTGCAGTAAAAACATAGTTTTGGCAGATTATACAACA